AATCTTCATATGGGATAAGAAACAGCCTTGTTTACCTGGATATTGAACAAACTCTTGGTCCCATTCTGCAAATGAAGGATTTTGATAGAGATTCCAATTTTGTTCAAGAGATATTGGATTTTTACCATCGACTGCTGAGATACGATGAACGTTTGTAAATCCAGCATTTTTTATTTTTTCTTGTGCAGTTTCCCATCGTTCAGGATTACGATTAAGATTTATTACATAACAAGGTCCTTTAAGAATATCTTCCCATACCTGGGGTGTCACCATGGGTTCAAAAGGTATATAATGATAGTCTTTTTCGATATTATAGCGCATTTTATAAATATAGTTTATTTATGTTTATATAGAGTATAAGTATAATGACAGAAGCATCTACAAGATTATCTGCACGACCAAGTCGTATAGATATAACTGATCGTGATTGTATTTATTGGCAAGAAAATCCTACAATAAATCCAAGACCTAATGCAACTGGATTAAATCAACCAATTACACCAACCAGTCAACCATATAAAACATATCAAAAAAATTGTTTTGAACTTTTTATTAAAAATATATTTAATGGTATTAATCCATTAGAACAATTAGAAAAAAATATTAAAGATAATACATTTTTAAACAAAGATGAATTTAATAGTGAATTAAATTCTATTAAAACAAAAATAGAATTTGCATTAAATAATTCTGTAATACCTATTAATGAGGCTGTAAAAATAGCCTATTTAAAATATATCACTGATATAAAAAATAAATTAGAAAAAATTATTGATAGAAATTTTACAATTAGAACACGAGCAACACGTCAACCAACACTTCAAATAACCCCAACAACATCTCCATCAACACTAGCGACAACGGGATTTGAAACATCTTTTACATCAAATAAATGGATAATACCAAAAAATACATCTATCGATTTAACACCTTATATGAGTGAAATACAATTAAAAACACCATATCCAAAATATAAATTACAATCTGTTAGAGATACACGAGGATATTCTATTATAAATGATCTATTGATTTATGTATATAAATATATTATAAAGGATGAAAATCATTATGAACCTAATTATAATAATAAAACTTTTATATCGAATTTAACAATATTTATGTATTTATTAATATCAATAGATGTAAATTTAATTCGTTATGAATATTATCATAAAAGTTATAAAACAAGTATTCATTATGTTTTAAAAAAATGGAAGCATATTTATGGTGATAATTTTGATTATATTTCATCTTTTAAAAATGCATTATTATTATTTCTAGATTTTAAATTATCAAAAGCTATAAATAAAATAAATCCCAGAGCAGATACACGAATATTACCTTTAACAGAAAATGAATGGCAATCATATATTTCAATGATAAAACTACAAATGATATATGATTTGGAATTAGAGGATACATTTGATAGAACTGAAAATCATACAAAGTTAATACAAAATTTGAATTCAACTATAGATACCACATTGAGGCGCCCGGAGGCGCAAACTATACTTGAAGTATATGAATATACACTAAGATTTATATTAACAAATGTTGATTATAATGAAATTAAAGAAATTAAACCAAGACAATTAATATATTCAAGATTTAATAAACGTCCGTCTTTACAAAAATCAAATGAAGTTATTACAGAAATAGATAATATAAATCTTACGACAGAAGATATTCTTGATAAATGCAAACTATTATTATCAAACGTTCATACGTATTATAAATCTTATCAAGAAAAAATGCAACAAAAATGTTCGGAATTATCAGAAAAATGCATTAATTTAAATAAGACTCGTAAATTACTGATATCTAAATATCCAATTCGTGTACCAATAGATACTTCAGATAAATCAGTTGAAGATATAAATATTAAAGGAATAAATCGTGAGATAGCTTTGGCTACATTATTTAAAAAATGGAATGAATATAAAGAACCATTAGATAAACAAGAATTTTGGTTACGTTACTTTAATGTATCTTTTAAAGGGGAAGAAGGTGTATTTATAGGTCCAGGAAGAGAATTAATTCAAGTATGTTTAGAAAAAATTCAATATGATTTAGGAGATGTATTTATTCCTATAGATGATTCCTCACGTCGTATAATTATAAATTCAAAATTTACTCCTTCTAATAAATTTTTAGAAAATTCAAAAATAAAAGAATGGAATTTAGAAGCAAAAAAGTCAATATTACAATTTTTAGGTGGATTATTCACAAGAGCTTTATTATTAAACATTGAAATACCATTTTCATTTAGTTATTATACAATTTCATACTTATATTATAAAAACAATATTCAAGAAGATACATTTGGATTTTATTTCTTATTAGATATGCCAAATGCGTCTAAGGATTATTTTAAATTAATGGAAATAGAACCAGAAACGGTTGAATATGTAGGATTAGAATTTAATGATACTTATCCATTAATTGAAAAGAATGAAACGATTACAAATAAAAATTTACCACAATTTATTAATACAATTGGTAAATATATTTTATTAAATCCGGCTGAACCAGAATATCAAGAGCTTTTAGAAGCTTTTTCAAAAGGATTTATACTTAAACGTGAATTTTTAATAGAGAATGGTATTACTATTCGTTATTTAGATAAATTATTAAATGAATCTGGTGGTTCTATTAATGAGAGAAATTTAGATAAATTAATAAACAATAAATTAAATATAGAGACTTCTTCAGTATTAGAAAACTCTACTGAAGAACAAGAAACAAAACGATTAAGATTAATTGAACATCAATTACAAATTGGAAAATGGTTTGTTGATATATTAAATACAGATGGTAGTGATTTTCCATATGAAAAAGTAGGTATTGAAAAACCATCTACTTTAGAAAAACAAACTGAGTTTATGCTTAAAGATTTTTTACCAAAATTATTTTATTTCTGGACCTCTAGTTATAATATAAATATTTTAGAAAAACATATTCTAAAACTATATGAGAGTGATATTTTAAATAAACTACCTACAGCACATACATGTGTTAAAACAATAGATATACCATCTTCTTATAATTCGTATGAAGAACTTTTTGAAAAATTAGCAATAGCTGTTTATAATACACAAGGGTTTGCCTTTGCAGGTGGTATGAAAAATATTATAGATAAGTGTATAAAGAAGGCTTTAAAAACGAATATTTTAAATAACGACTATAATAAATCTTTACGTATGAGTTTAATAACAATTATTAAGTGTCATAAACTATTTACGAAAGAACAAAAAAAGAATCTCATTAAATATATTGAGAATGAAGCGATTGATTTTAAAAATGCTACGAAAAGTAAAATATCTCAATGGAGCAAACAATTATGTAAACAAGTAAAGAAATAAAATGTTTAGATATAAAATAGATCTTTATTTTTGTTTGTTAATAATTCTAAAAATGATTTAAAAATAAGACTATATGTATATTTGTAAGACTCTATATCTTACAAATATGGTGTCTCCTTAGTATAGTGGTTAGTACAAACGGCTGTTAACCGTTAGGTCATCGGTTCGAATCCGATAGGGGACGTCTTATTTTTGAAAGATTTCTAATAAAGATTCTTTATATTTAATAACATTGTTCGTTTTGCTTTTGTTGTTGTTAGATATTTTTGTTTACCGCCTTTTGACATTTGAAATATTACTCTGAAAGGCGGGCGGTAAAAAGTAATCTTCAATATAATTATAATTTCACCATACCAATAAATTTTTTATCATGATTTATAGTTTATTTTATACATTTTTTTGTAATTTGGAGCGGCACCTGTATGTTGGGTTGCCTTTCGTCAAAATGTATAAGAATATTGTATTCACATCGCAAGAGTTGCCCTATCCGTATGAGGAAGAGCTCAGAAGGCGCCAAGCCACAATTAAACGTAAAATGAAGGTCGCCGACGATTACATGCGTCAACATGTTGGCCGACGACGTGGGACACGGTGGACGTTTGGTGTGGGTGGCACGCTTGCAGACGCCAATTAGGCGGGTTGCGCACACTTCACCACTCAAACGTATACCTTCTTTTTGTCGACACCCACGACAATGTACTTGCCACCACGTTTGCCAATGCGGACCTTGTAGTACTTGCCGTTGTGGCGATGACGAGCGCCACCTGCAGCAACGGGGACAGTGACGGCAGGCTTGTTCTCATCCTCCTGGGCAACGCCCTCGACAGCCTCGACAGCCTCCTCGGCAACGTCCTCAACAGCCTCCTCTGCAACAACAGGGACCCGCGCCATCCCCGGAATGTTTGCTAGGCCTTTCCGGGCCATCCATCCCATCCGAGAGCCCGGTCCTGTGCCTTTACCATTACGAGAAGAAGACGCTGGATTTTGACGACGAAGCATCTTTTAATAATACACTAAGAAAAAAATTACATAACTTGTGTTGTCCCATTTGACCACTTTTACATCCATAACATGTAAAGTAGGCGCAGATCGCAAAATGGTACGCACCATCACCGTCGAGCCCTACATGCCCTTCGAGGACTATAATTATGTTTAAATCTATTTAAAAATAACTTTACTTATTAATTTGGGCAAAAGACCCTTTAGCCACCCATAACTCAGTTGGAAGAGTAGCGGACTGTAATAGTATGCCTAAAGTAATCCGTTTGTCCCTGGTTCGATCCCAGGTGGGTGGACATCCTTTATTTTTATTTATCTTTTCTTTATACCTCTACGATGTGAGTTCCTTCTGGATAAATATCATTTTCTATTTCCATATTAATCCATTTAGAAGGCATATAAATTAGTTTTTCTGCATTTGAATTTAACCAACCCGCCCACCATCCAAAGGTTGAATTGCTACAAATTCCACCTTTTCTACATCGTTGCATCAAATAAAAACATGCTATTTCATCTTGTTCATTGAGTGTAATAAAGTTAAAATGATATTGGTGTAATTGTTCAATTAAATCAGGATAAATATGCCCAATTTTATTAGGTTCATTGGAAAATAGAACTATATTTGATTGAGGGTCCTTTTCTCCAATCTCTTTTAAACATGTTTCATAATATTTGTTCAATCGAATAAAGTGCTTTTGATTGGTTAAATAATCTCCTAACCGAACATGTAAGAAATAACTATTTTTAATAAACGATAATATTCTTAGATAAGTTTGTTCAAGATAGAATGTAATATATTCTGGTTCTTTTAAAAGCTCCAAGATATCCATACGATAATCTTTAAAATATTTTTCATTTTGAAAAAAACCATAAGATATAACTATCGACTTATTTTTAAAATCGGGTAGTTCTTTATCAACATCTAAATAAGTAAGAAATTTATCATGAGGTTCTTTATATTCTATTTCATATGATATTGGATCCATATGATACCAAGGTGTTTGCATAAAACGCTTTACTAACCAATCATATGTTTGATAACTATGATGACTTTGTATTTGCCAATTTTCAAAACGAAACATTGTTTCATATTTACGAGCGATTGCATATACAAAAATCATTTGAAAAATGCGATTACATACACCTGTTGGACCAATAATAACACCTATCATTCTATAAAGTTTAATGATTTTATGTTTATATAATAAGATGGATGATAAATGGCTTCAAGAGGAAGAAATTTATCTAAAAGATCTATCTAAATTATGTCAAGAACTTTCATGTAAATTTAAACGCTATCATGATATTTATAGAGAACGACAAGCAAAGTTTAAAATTCCAGCCATTGTTATTTCTTCTATAACTGGGATTATTTCATTTGGTACATCTAATTTTCCACCACAATATAGTAATTATGTATCGATTGGGGTAGGAATTTCATCCTTATTTATTGCATTACTTAATTCAATTGAATCTTATATGAAAATTGGGGAAAATATGTCGGGATCTATTCAAGCTTCTATGAGTTTTCAAAAATTAAAAGAATCAATTGATATTGAACTTGCTTTACCTGAAGAAGATCGTACTTCAAAGGGTATTATATTCTTACGTGAATGTTATTCTAAATACGATAAGATATGGGATCTTGCCCCTAGCATTCTTAAAAATGTACGTTTTATCCGTCCAAGTTATGAACCAAAAGCTCAAATCAGTGTAACTTTAAAACAAGACAATAATACATCCGATATTGAACAAACAGAAATGACCATTAGTGAAACATTAGAAGAAGATCGTGTGGATTCTCCAAAAAATAAAAAAGCGAAAACTATTTTTTTCGCTTAAATCTATTTTGGTAGTAAAGTTAATATCTCACGATATAATTGATACGCTTGTTGAATTGTCAATCGTTTTTCTACTTCAGGTTCAATTAATCCTAATACCCATGCTTCGTATTTTTGTCGACATTCTATTGAAATACCCGATAAATCAACCATATGATGAATCATAACACATGTCATTCCAAGCGCATATATATCAATACGATCAATGTATTGTGTCATATCTTGGATCCATTCTTTTGGATTTTGTTGATATTTATATAAAATTATATTTAATTTTTTTATAATAACTTCTTTTACTGAAATACCCATAGGTTGGTTTTGAAGTAAATAATATTCATAATTTTGTTGGATATTTGGTCCAAAATAAGATAAGTATTCATCCCAGAATTGAATCATTTCATTTGGATCACATACGGAATGACATTTATTCATATAGTAATATGTTGCAAATAGATACTCCGGTGGATATGTAAAATAAGGATAACTAATACGTTCATTTTTATAATAGTTATAAATTTCATTAAATGGAAGGGTTAATCCAAAATCACTAATTTTAGCAACACCATTATGGATAAGAATATTTTCTGGCTTAATATCTTGATGAACATGCTGATTTTTTATCATGACATAAATACCTAATAAAATATTATTTAAAATACGAATCCAATATTCAATCGGAAATTTTTGATTATATTGAATCGAATATTTAACAATTACATTAATTAAATTATCTCCTGCATATGGCATTGAAATTTGTGGAAAACGATCAACGTTTGTAGGTATATTTTTACATTTTTGAAAGGCTTTGTTTTGCTCTACCGTTTGTTTTTTACTCATACAACTTTCAATTGGCACAATCAAATATTTACCTCTCGGGTCCCATTTCGCAATTTTTCGTGCAATATTTTGTTCCATTTTAAAATAGCGATCGTATTTGGTAAATACTTTGCTTACCATAGGTTCAGCTGATGGAGGACGATATCTTTCTTGATTATAATCACATGCTACTCTTGGAGATAAAACACATCCAAAAGATCCTTCACCTAAAACTCGATCTTTTTTTTCATTCATACTTATTTTGTTAAGAGAAATTTAATCCATTTTGTAAAAAAATCCTTTCCAGATGCCATATGTTTTTCAGGATGAAATTGAATTCCAATCCATTTCTTATTTGGTTGATAACCTATCCATATTTGTGAATCCTTTTGTAACACTGGAATCCACGAAGTAGGTAATTTAATTATAAAATCATGATGACTGAATTCATACTTTCTTTTAGCTATATTAAATGGCTCAAAAATCTGTAAAACTTTTCTAAATTCATGGAGTTCTCTATCCTCATAAGAATCAATCTTTCCTTTTAAAGTATGAACCATCCATTGATATCCAAAGCATATACCTAATATAGGAATATCCAAATCCAATATTTTTTTAAGTGACTGTAAAGGTGTTTCTAAAATACGATGATTTGATCCTGATAAAATAATTCCATTGATATTAAGAGATTGTATTTTATTTATTATATTTCGTGTTGTATAAGGTAAAACGGTTATTAGAATTTTTTTATCAATAGTTTTAAATATTTGAATCAATTGAGATATAGTTGAATAATTAAGATCTGTATAAAAATCAATGATACATAAATGGAAAGACATAAGTTATCTATATGAATATGAGTTTATTTAATTAAAACGATTTCTTATTCACATAATAGATGGGATGCCTTTTTTAGGTTTAATCATATCGAGTTGTGCTTTTTTAATACCAACTGTTTTAGCATATCGTAAAAAGAAATATATCATGGCAAGAACATGTGGAATTTTAACTTTAACAAGCGTTTTATATCATGGAACACAACATTTGTTTTTTAAGACAATCGATATTTTTTATGCACATGGGGTGGCAGTTGTGTATACTTGGACGAGTATTAAAAAGTACGTTAAATATCGCCGCTTATACGATATTTTCATTTTATCAGGTGTTGGTACTAGTATCTATATATTTTATGATAAAAGTTGCAATAAAGATGAACCTTATCAAGACCATTGGCATATGGTCATGCATTTTATCAGTCAAGGAGCATGGATCCTTCATGCATTAGATTCTAAAATCTAAACCATTTAGTAAGGAATGGAAGCAATCACTCAATTGTATCCAAAAGATTTGGAATTGTCTATAGAATCACTTTCTTTAGATCAATCTCTTAAAAAACAGTTAGTAGAAGAATTTATTGATAAACCTTTTATAACAAATGAATTAAATAAGTTATTACAAATATCTACTTATCATCAAATTCATCAACAAGGTATAATATTTAACTATATTCCTGTACACTATTTATCAGTATCTTTAGTCAAAAAAGTCGTTCGTCGTATTATTACATTAAAGCGTATTTATAGATTAACTGAACCGATTTCAATTTGGTTAATACCTTTGTCCTTAAAACGATGCTTTCCTCAAAAAGGAGAACGTGTGTCAGCAAAACATATTAATGGAGGTTACACATATCTTCATAATAATACGATATATATATATCGTTATGAAGAATTTCCAAAAGTCATACTCCATGAAGTGCTTCATCATACTAGATTACAAACAGAATGGACCTCTAAACAATGGATGCGTCTATATGACTTTTTAGGAATTGATGAAACAAATTGTCCAACAAATTGTCAAACCATTTTACAGCCAAGTGAAGCCATTATTGAAGTATGGGCGATTTATTATCAATGTATATTTTTAGCTTATGAAAAACAAACACCTTTCCAAACTTTTTATCAACAAGAATTGGAGTGGAGTCTTTATCAAACTCGGCGATTGCTTAAGTATCATCAAACCTATTTTTCAAAAGGATGGAAAGAAGATACTCATGCATATAGCTATATTGTATTAAAAACATGTTTGTGGTATTATTGGGATACTTTTTCAAAAATAAAATTGCCTTACAATGATCGTAAATTAACAGATTTTTTTATCCAATATCTATTTCAATCTAATTTTCAAAAAGCGATTCAAGATAGTAAAACATATCGTTCAAAATCATTTTGTATGACTTGGTTGGGTAAATATTGAATGAAATTAATGTTTGTTTTGTTTAAGGATGGAAATTTGTAAATCCTTTGATTGTATCAAAAATGCAGATTTATCAAATATTACAAAGCGAACATATTTAGAACGTCTTCGGTATATAATTCAAGATACAAAAACAGACTTATATACAATTTTAACCAATCCAAGAAAATATCTTGAGTGGATAAAAAATCATTCATCGTCCTTACAAACACAAAAAAGTTATATCAGTGCGATTTTAGCTGTCTTTAAACATACTCCTGATATGAAGAAAACAGAACAAAAGTATTATTACGAATGGTATCAAGGATTTAAAGAGATTCATACACAAATCGATCAAAAATATAAACTTAATCAACCTACTGAAAAGCAACAACAAGCGTATGTTCATTATATTGATATCATTCGTAAAAGAGATGAATTAGAAAAAGGCTCACGTGAGCGTTTACTTTTAGCAATGTATACCTATTTACCTCCTTTACGAAGTGATTTTAATCGAATTTATATCTATGATAAGAAACCTTCTTCTTATGATCATAAAAATTATATTCGCTTATTTGATACAACGCCTAAATTGATTTTAAATGAATATAAAACAGTTACAAAGAATGATTCTTTTGATAAAGACCTTCCTCCTGAATTAGTAGATGAAATCAAAGAAAATTTAAAAAAAGAACCTCGTGAATGGTTGTTTATGGATCGTGAAAAGAAGCCTTATAAAGAAAATTCTTACAATCGTTGGGTCAATCGTACATTACAAAAATTATTTCATAAACCGTTAACTATATCATTAATACGTCATTCTTATATTAATAGTCTTGATTTTAATAAAATGACCATTGTAGAAAAAGAAATGATTGCAAAAGATATGGCACATACTGTAAATACTCAGGACCGATATCGTCTTATTTTCAATTAAATTATATTTTTAAAATTATCATTAAAATTTTTAATTTTTAGAAAATCATTTGTAGTTGTCGTTGGAATAAGATCCGGATTTGTAAAGAATGCATAAATGCGATTGTTTTGTGAAATAAGTTTTTGGGATTGATTTATAATTTTAGAAGGATTTTTGCGTATTAAAGTAAGAAAATTTTTTAATATTTTTATGCGATTAGTTTCAATTTTATTAAGAACATTACGATTTAATTGTATACGGTTTGTAGCATAAATATTTTTAACAATAAATGGACGTATATCATAGGGACGATATTGAATAGAATCATTTGAATAACATTTCCATATATTATTAGCTGTATTACCAATAATACGAAAATTAGCAATTTGTGTATTATCCACTATTTGTACATCCTCCACTTTACGATAGAGTACATAAACATTCTTCGGCGTTGATGAGGTACCTATTGGTGTATATACACGAATACGTAAAATATTTTGTGTATTTAATAAATCCATTTGTATTGGATTATGAATTTTTAGAGGATTATTAACTGCCTTACTATTATCAATTAGAGGTTTCTTTTTATTTTGAAGATCTGATAAGAGTGGAATTGGACATTCGTTTTCTTTTTTACATTTTACATTAAATATTGAGTAACATTCATCATAATTCTTACATGCAAAATAACTTGCAACCATTGTATTATTTATTTCTACAACAATCGTAGATTCAACTGGATAATCTAATATATTTGTTGAACTAAATACTAATTTAAATTCATATTTACCAGGTGTAGTGATATTAAGAATACCATTATAATCAATATAAGTAGATTCTGTTGTAGATGTTGTGATTGGGATTGTTAAACCATTTTTATCTGCTAATGTAATTCTCATATTTTCTAAATAAATTGGTAAATCTTCATCAAATATAAAATCAGATAGACTATGAATACGATAATTATCATATTTTGATGGAATTAAATATTTTTTAGTAATAAGACCATTTTTTAATATTTCAGTTGTATCATATAGTGAATCTTCTATATTTTGTATATAAGTTTCAAGTTGATTATTTTGTTCTTGAAAAATATTTCGTAATTTTTCAATGGAATAAGTTTTTATAGTACTGTAAGGTAATATATTAACAAGTTTTCTAGATGGATCTGTAAGTTTCCAATCAGAATCAATCATTTCAGTTGGAAGATATATTCCAAATGGATAATCACGAACATTTAATAATGTATTATCATATCCTATAAAGGTAGATAAATTCCACGTTGTTTGTACGGAAGTTTTTAAATTAAAAGGTAATTGAGAAGGTACCATTAAGCGATTACAATAATCAATATAGAATCTATATATATAAGTATCTATAGATGTTTTTGGACGCAATTGAAGTCCTTTACCAGATAAAACTACATAATCAAACCATAATTTTTCAATAATGTTTAAATCAGGAGTATTGTAATCACCCATATACAATAATTGATTACCATTTACTGGACTGGGACGTATCGTACTAATTGAAGTAATATTTTGTAAATTCGAAGTAAAACCAATTTCAATACCATATCTCGATGTAATTTTTGTCAAATTTAATAAAGAAGGAACATTTTTAACAGCAGCATTTTTACAGGAAGCATCTGGATCTAATTCCCAATTTTTAAAATATATTCGAGCATATTCTGGTTCTGCTTTACTATAAGGTGTAACACCTGTTATATTTTTTGGATTTTGATAGAATGGATTTTTATCGGCGGCGGCAATATTATGTTCTCCAAATTGTGAAATATATTTATTGTATGTATTTGCAACATCTATTGGATTATATAAAGCAGTCGGTGTATTTATTGGAATAACTTCTTGATAACAAAACGCCCAATCTTTTAAAGAGCCGCGTTTTGTTATGGTTTCATAAGGAATTTTTTCAGGTTGATCTGGATCTTCAAGCCATCCTGGAAACTCTTGTTTACATACACCTTTAAAGTTATTATTTTCTTTTAACTTACGACGTTCAATTGCAATTGTTCTTAATAATTCATATTTTTGTTTTTCATTTGTATAATTTGTTGCCGTTGATAATGTATTTGATAATAAGGTTGCTTGATCCATAAAAATAGTTTGAAAATCTGTATCAGGTAAAGCATAGTAACCTTGATCACAACCTTCTTTATCGGTTGTAAAATACATTACACAAGGTCGTGATGGAAGTCCAAAATCTTCCATTGATGGATACTTTTGTAAGAGTATCCATGATAGAAGTAATATTAAGAAAACCACAAAACTATAAATATAAATCATATCTTTTACCTCCCATTGTTGTATCCATGTGATTATAACTAAATAAATAAAGGAAGTACCTATCAATGCACGATTTTGCTGTTGAATCCCTATCATTAAACATAATAAGATGAGAGACAATAGAACTATATGAAACATCTTACTTATTAAATCTCTACCTATTAAACAGATTATATTAACCTAACTTAAGATGCCCATTGAAGACGTCGACTATTTAAAAAAGAATAGTGAAAAACAAAATTATATCTTTTTGGTCAATAGTAAAGATCGTGATAAAGAAACTTTTCAAACCCCTTCTGAATATGTTGTAGATTTTACAAATCCTTTTACAAATGTTATAGGATTAAATGTTATAGATGCAGCTATTCCACGTACAATGTATAATATAGATTATTACAATAATACATTTTATTACTTTATTCATAGTTCAAATTATGATATGAATCAAATTTCAGAATCAATGTTTCAAAAAACAACATTGGATCCAGGAGATTATACCATTCAAACTCTTGTAGATACACTTAATAAAACTTTATATATGCCTTTAAATTCCAATCTAAGTTCATGCAATGTGTATATTACTGCATCTACTCTCAGTAATCCACCAGATGTTAAAAATCGTATTCAATTTGATTGTCCTTATCCATTTATGTTTGATATGAAACGTTCCACTATTGCCGAAAATTTAGGATTTGATCTTTATATTCAAACAGCTGAAAATCTTAAAAGTGATTTAATAAAAGATTATCAACCTTTTTTTATTAATACATATCCAACAATTACGGATTCCAATGTTATACAAGTTTATAATGAAACACGTAAAAAGAAAACAAAAGATGAAATTATTGCAGGATTACCATTATCATATACAATTGCTCAAACATTAACAGAACGTATATATCCATTTGGTACAAATCTACAATTATATCATAGTGTAGATTTACCTTTTTCTCAAGCTAAAGGAACTAGTTATACTATATTTGAAGGCCCCCGAGGAGTTATTAATCAAATTCCTTTAACTTCCAAAGTTGCTCAACAATTTTATGTATCAAGTGAAACAACCTTAACACAATTATTTGTTGCTTTTTATACAAATGTTATTTCAACCAATCGTTATGGTGAATTTGAACTACGTACAGATAATAACAATACTCCTGATTCTTTACTTGCAGTAAGTAATTCAAATATAGCTATAAGTTATGTGGATGGAACTCTTTCTGATTCATCTAATTTAACATCCCGTCTATATGCCAATAGTAATTATTGGATTGTATTTAAGGAAAATCCAAATATTAGTGTATATTATAATGATGTTTTAACTGAAAAGACTACGTTCTTGGTATATAATGGTTCCTCATGGGTTCCAGCACGGGATGATTTAACAAATAAAATTTATTATCAACTCTCTATGCAAATTAATGTGACGGATGACTATCATCGTATCAAATCTCCTGGTATTTATTCATTAATTGGAGAACCTTATATTATTATTCGTTGTAAAGAAATTGAAGAAAATAGTTTCCGTTCTTTATCTTATATGAAGCATCAATTAGGTATTGCAAAAATAAAATTAGGTATTGTTGGTTACCGTGAAGAACGATTGGATTTTGCAAACATTCCTTTACGTGAGTTTCATCCCATTGGACGACTATCACGTTTGACATTGCGTTTTGAAACAGCTTCTGGACAATTGTATGATTTTAAAGGAGTCAATCATAATATAACTTTTAGTATTCAGTATTATGAACCAAAAATAAAAGCAGATTTTCAAAAATCTATTATTAATTCAAATTATAACGGTAACTTTATAGATTATATGTATAAACAAGAAGAACAAGAGGAAGAAAGTGATGATCAAGATATTGATTATAACCGTGATACATTAGAAAGTTATCGACGTGCTGAATCAAGAAATTTACCTTGGCAATTTGCTCAACGCAATATTCAGCAATATTATGATTTAAATGTCGATGAAGATCAGCTTGAAGAAGAGGAGGATGAAGAAGAATCTTGATGAAAACTTTGAATGAACTCTCTAAACTTCTTACGTGGAGGAATGTATCGCTTACACAATGTATGAAACGGAATCTTTTCACGAACTGCTATTTCATAAAGCAATCTTTTATTTTGCTGTACTATACTATTATATATCATTTCAAATATTTTTTCTGGAATTTTCATAATCATTATAGAAATAATAAAAAGAATCTCAATTTTTATAAAGTTAAAAAGTTGCAAAATCACGTTCGCATGAAAAACCTTCTACAACATCTTTAGTCTTCGTAGAAACATTATCTTGCATTTGATTTAAAAAACGTTCTACTAAACTTTCTGTTACTATACCCGCTTTCACTAATTTTTCTAAATCTTCGTTGGATACTTGATCTTTTGAAATGGCTTCAAATAATTCTGTTTCTTTTTTGGTAAGAGGATGTTTTTCATTAGGTCTTTCTTTGGTTAACATTTCTCTCACAATCTTAGAACTCTTTAGTTCTTGAGCTTTAGGTTCGTTGTCTTCTTCTTTGTCTTCTTCTTCCTCTGGTTCTGTATCAAAGGGTTCTTCGGTAGTTTCTTTATTTTTAGAATCTGTATTCATTTTATCATTTTTTAATTTTTTTTGAAATAATTTAACTGCTTCTTCTGGTTTAATTTTTTTAATTGTTTCAATATCTTCTTCGGTCATTTCTTTTGCTTCAAATCCTTCATAAATAGAACTACAACCGAAGAAGAGATTTAACATGAGTATAACAAATAAAATGAAAATAATTACTAGTAAAACATTATTGGATAGAGCCAAAGCCATTGGGATATCAATCTTATTTTGTAAAAATATTTTTATTTTTTAGATTCCGTTTAAAACGTTCTCGGCGAAGAGTAATAATACCTTGTTGTTTTCCATAACATTCTAAAGAAAATTTATTAAATAGTTTCTTACGACTTAATAAATTTTTAAATAAAGCTGCTGTTAGGAATTGAATGATACATAATAAGTCTGTTGATTGTCCGGCTAGATACATGGCATAGAACATTGTCAAGATGGAATGAATACTTAAAATAGAGTTGTTTTGTAATTGAAGAACAGAGAGACATGATTTTGTTTCAAATACATATAAACATTTTTCTTTTTCATATGCGAATACACTATAAGCAGGTAAAAATAGATCTCCTTTATAACGTTCAATAACATGAAGATTTTTAAATTGATCATGTATTTCTTTTTCAATGATTTTTAATGGACCCTCATAAAATGCATATTGAATGGGTTTTACATTCGGTTCCACGGTTTGATGAAGTTTTAAATAAATAGGATCTTCCTTTAAATATTCATATATAACATCCCATCCAAAGGAAGGCATCTTTCGTTCTTGTATAAAAGTAAGTAGATTATCATAAATCGTATTTGGTATTGACAAATAATAATTATTTAAATTAAATTTACAGGGATAATTTAGTGGATAATATTCATAGAATTTTAACATACGTTCATATACCTTTGGCCAACGATGCGCATCATAGGGTTGAGATGAAATTGTATGAATCGTATACTTTAAAAATTCAATATTTACGCTAGGAATATTGAACGAAGTTGATACTGCATTTTTCTTTAAAATTTTAAAATCTTTTTTAGATACCTGAGTGATATCCAAAAGTTGTAATCCTTGACTATATACTTTGAATGTATTTTTATGAAGTGCTTCAGATGCTGTAATTAAATCAATATGATGTTGTTTTTTAAAATATATGATTAAGGCTTTAATAATACCTTTTGCGTCATAGGTAAAGAGGTCAATATCTGGGAGTTCATATTCCTTATAGAATTTGGCTTTTTTTGGTAAAAGATCATTAATCGCACTACCACCGTATAATAAGATATCATATTTCTTTAAAAAATTAACACATATATCATATAAGTATTTATATTTATTATAATTATACTTTTCAATTTCTTGATTTTTCTTTTCTGCAATTATTGCAATGCGTTGAAGTTGTTTTTCTAAATTTCCCTGAAATTTTTTATATAAAAGACGATCCATCTCTCTTAATAATAAAAAATATATTCCTTGAATAGAACAAGCCTATGTTTGAAGGAACTGATTTAAATTCTGCCTATGGCATGATGGAAACCCAAAACTATAATATGGTTGCAACTCAACCAACCACACCTCAATTCCCAGCGCCTCCTGAAATGACGCAACAAGGAAAACCTGTTCGTCAAATGGTTTCTGTTCAACAACCAGGAGAAGTACCTTATCAACCTCCTCCCGTAATGTTTGCGAAAGAACCAGACCTAAAAACAATTTCTTCTAATAGTTTTTGGGATCGCATTTCTGAAAAACGCTTTGAAGTATTAAAAGTATTTATGCTTTCATTAATCATTGTATTGGCTATTTCAATGGACCATGTATGCGTACATTATCTAACCAATTATATTTCAAACTCACTTCTCACCTATACACAAGAACTATTAGTACGTATGAGTTATCCCATTGCTGTTTTACTTGTAATTTGGTTCTTAAAATCAATGTAAATGCAATTAGAGTTCTTCTTTACAGGATTTTTCTTTTTATACGATAAGGGAATAGATGTCAACCATTTCACCTCCACAAGAGGATAATTTTATTGGAAGGTTTTTAAATAATCTTCAAGATAAACTACAATTTATATTTAATGATATTCAAACCGATTATCAAACAATCCCTGAAGGCTCAGGAAAATCCTTTTTAAAAAAAGGACAATTGGCACTTATATTTTTATATATAGTTGTCACTATTTTGTTAATCGTTTATGCCATATTCTATCGTATAGACAAAGCAAAATTATCTCGTATTGAATTACCATACAATATAGAAACTATTTCTTATCAGGCACTTGACTTTACACATCCAAAATATAAAGGTAAATATCAATATTTTCCAATTCTCCTATTTGTATCCATTATATTAGTATTAACTATAAGTGTATTTATTTTATCTATAATTAAATTTACAAATTTTAAAGTGAAAGCATTCTACTTTATGATGGCAATTATATTACTAATCCCTGTAATTATATATATTATTCTCTATGCAAATATTTCAAAATATTTAAAACCACGAAATGAAGCGAAAGAAAAAATCAATGATATTTTCTATAAATATATGATTGATGATCTTAACGCAAAGAATATACTCTCAATAATCCCAGATGGAGGAAGATATAGTAATTTCCCAATGATTCAATCTTTAAAAATATTAGCAGATCAAACAGGTACAGAAACTGAGAATATAAAAATACAAAAATTAACAAAGGCTATTATTACATTTACATTATATAAATATTATATCCAAAAATCAATGGAAGATTATTTATTAGAACGTGCTCTTGCAGACACTTTTAACAAATATTCCATTAAAAAAATAGATTATTGCAAGTATTTACCAAATACATTACGTTCTTTAACAACTTTTGATATTAGTAAAATTGTTAATTTTACCCCTGAATTATCAAGAGTATTTACATCAAACAGTCTAAATATAGCAAAAAAATCTGCGAATATAATTTTACGAGAAGTAAATGGATATCTTGATAAAATACATGTAAATGAAGATATTATCAAAAAATTTATTATGACAAACACTATCATATGGATTATCTTCATGATGATGATAAGTATTATTCTTATAGCTGTTATGAAATTTCAACCTAATACCATCTAGATTTTTATTTACAGATGATTTTCTTTTTAGATGATAAGAGAACAACCATTATGTTAGATAAAACAAATGATTGTATAGATGATAATTTATTTGTGCTCGTATACGGATTAATAATTATTGCTATGTATCTTGTTACCATCGTTTATATTTCTCTTTCATTCGAAAACTATGCAAAATATAATAAAGACCGTCAAATAATGAAGGATGCAAAATATTACGAGGAAACATTTTTATATAAATTTTTAAAATATATACGTGGTGATGGTAAAGGTAGTATTGAAGCTCCAATGATGGATGTTCTTGGTAAACAAAAAATACCTAAAGAATACGATCAATATGGAATACATGAAGCTCATAAAACAATTAGTATTAATTATACATTAATGATCACATTTATGTCATTAATTGTCTTACATTTTATATTCTATTTAGTGGTAAAGTATATTGTAAAAAGTAATATTTGTGGATTAGATTTTCAACTCTATGGTAAAGTGTTTTTCGTGGCTTTAATTCCAATGATAATTACAATTATATCAACTATTGAATTCTACGATAAGAAATTTAACCAATTATTAATTAGTTTAAAATTTACTAATAGAAAAATTGCAAATGTAAATCGTATTCTTATGAAAAATATTACAACTGATCGTTCATTTTTAAATGCATTAACAATGAATGATTCACTCAGTTTAATACTCATTCTTCAGCAACAAACAAATGAAGAAAATTTAAAACGATTACTTATCACACAAAGTATTTATTCAAGTATTGTGAATTCAATTGATGCATCTTCTTCAAATATTCAAGATATTAATGATATTTTTAATGACCCAAATACAAAATCAAGTGCAGACCTCGTACCTTATTTAAAAATTGGATTAAATTTAGAGAATATTTTAAAAGAATACCAACAAAATAATAGTCTAGGAGAAGTATTTAGACGTATTTACCCAAATGAAAGTTCAAGAGATAATTTAATAAATCAACTTGAAAGTAGAATAGATGCAATACTTGAAAATATTACAAGTGAAATAGGTAACCTAAATACAGATTTTCAAGAAAATGCAAATAAATATATGAAAGGAGTCTTAATATTTAATGTTTTTATGTTATTATTAGTGGTAATTATTATTGGAGCTTTGTTAAAATTAATGATTTCACCTGAAACTTTTCAATGGATACTTACTAAATTGAATGATGTATTCAATAAAGGATCTAAATTATTGATTTTAATCATACCTATTATTCTCATCTTTATTTTAACTAAATAAAGTTTCTTTTTTCATTTCTATACATTAAGGAACACTAATGCTTATACAATTTTATATTGGAACAATTGTGTTATGTTTTATTCTTTTAATCATATATTTTATTTGGTATACGAATATGATTTTAACTCTACATAAAAATTTGGAAAGTGCTCAAAAAGGACAAATTGAATGTTTGAATGATCCCATAGAGATTGAAACTGTAAGATATAAAATGAAAAGTTTATACAAAGATGAAAGTATAAAAAATACATTAATAGGTTTTGCTATTCCATTAATTATATTATCATGTTTTATCATCATAATAGGACTGTATATTCAATATGGAAAAGGATACAATCAAATATCAATCTTGCCTGGACTTATCCTTCTATTATTTGCAATAAGTATAATTGCAACGTTTAAACAAGAAAATTTTACTGAAAATACAGTTTTGAATGAATATGATATAAAATATACAGCAATTAAAGATAAACTCCAAAGCATTGTAAATGACAATTATCAATCAGTTTCAAATTTACCCGAAGAGATTTTAAATACATTAATACAACGATTTATTGACTATAATTCTTTACATCAAGTGGTAAAGACACCTATTTATTCAAAATATGAAGCATTAGATATATTAAAAAATCAATTATCAATTCCTTATGATAATAGTATTAGTGTAACAGAATTAATGAAATATCTTAAATTTAATACAGATACTTCTCGTACCGTTAAAGGAGTCGATGCAGATGGAAACGTTGCAGATATTCCAGTTTATTTAACAGATATTGATTATTTGGTTCGGTACAGTGATACACCTGATTTACTATTTAAAAATGATTTAGCTGGAACAAATACATATAATCCATATGAAACTTTAAAATCATCTTTAAAAGTTCATATAAATGTTATTATTGTTTGGACTATTTTATTAAGTTATCTACTATTCCATTTAATATATCGCAATTATGGAAGCGAAAGTCGTTTTGTACAACTATTTATATTGTTAATGATTTTATTTATTATTATTATTTTAATAAGAGTATATATATCAGATTTCTATTAAATTTTTTAACTTATTTTATCTTCTCGTATAATAATAGAGTTTTATTTTAATGGCGTCCATTGCAACAGGATTAAGTGTTGGTTATATAGGAATTGTTATACTTATAGTTTGTATTACATGGATTATTTTAATTAAAATTGGTTACGATTTTAATTTGGCTTATAAATTGGGAATGATTAAACAGCATAGTTGTGGAGAAATTTATTTAGAAGGAGAAACACCTCGTTCAAGTATTTATGATTATTATACAGGCAAAAAAGATATAAAAGCTATAAAGAAAAAATTAGAAACATTATTTCGATTATTCTTCGTTTCTATACTTTTAAGCATTATTCCAGTCATTATATATTTCTCATATGTAATCATTAAAGCAAATACAATATCAGATCGTATTACCGCAGGTATCATTACAGTTTTAAGTATTGTATTATTGAGTATATGGAATGCTTTTTCAAAAGATACATCTAAATCAACTATAAATCCTTTTAATAATGTTATTTATGCATTCGGAAATACCATTACTGTATCAAAAGATCAATTGATTGGTACACAAATTAGTTTATTAATCCCTATTCTTATCACATTTATCTTAGCAAAACTCTATGGAAATTTTTCATGGTGGGGTGGAAATAGTCCAGAATTAAGTTTTCCAAGTAGTATTGGAACAATATTGATTGTTTCATGTATCATTGTTCTTATCTTACTTCCCTTTATTAGTACTCAAATTTATGATTTAAATGAAAATATTGAAGATTATTACAGTGATAAAATAGATAAGATTAATGAAGCAGTTACTGAAGAAGTCGATGGAAATACAGAGGCCAATAAGAGTGTACGCAATTTAATTGCACGTAATATTCAATCATTGGAAAATTTAAGTGAAATTCCAGATAAGAATAATTTACAAGGTTATGCAAATGAGTATTATCGTTATGTTGTACATACACCAAATCTTGCAGAAATACGAGCGGTCACACTTCCTACTGAAATGAATGAGATTATTGACCCAACATATTTTAAAAGTGAAATTATTATTAAACTCAAATATGATTTATTGGCATATTACCAATCAACAGATAAAAGTACTGCGATGGCTTTTAATATTCGTCCTTATCTCAAAACCTCCTATCAATCAGCAATTAATGAAACCACTGGTCTTGCAGTTGCTGGAAAAGAAAGAGATCATGCAAAGATTCGTGAAATTCTAACATCAGGTGTAATAAATAATGATAGCTATAAGTTTATTAATGCTTTACCAGGAGAAGTCCAATCCATTCTTATTGGTTTACGTTCTAATACACAAATGGAAGATACGGCTCAAAAATTCTTTAAATTATCCAATATTTTATCTATTTTACTATTTACAATTATTTTCTATGGAATTTTCCATCGTTTGTATGCCAATAGTATCAATGGAAATGTGCGACAAAGTTTAGCATTGGTTGTATTGATCCTTATGGTGGCACTTGCTTTTATTGGCTTATTCCTTCAAGGAATCTATCTATAAAAAAATCTATAAAGTATGTTAAGGAGACTTATGCCAAGTCTAGATGATAAAGTAAAAGAATTTGGAATTCGATGGAAAGATTTAACTTCTCTCGGGTTGCCAACTTCAGGATTAGGTGAACAGTTATTATCGAATGAGCAACTCTATGAAATGGATCCAGACCGTTTAAATTTTTATTTACAATTTTTATCAGCAATTACTGGATCAAATCCTGATATTGTAAAAAAAGTATTGGCAAAAGAAAATTTAACACGTCATCAACGTGAACAAATGAATGATAGTATGCGAAAAGTTTATAAATATTTCCATAAACAAAAAGCAGATCACGATAAACTTATGCGAACTACTACTGACAAGAAAACGGACGCAAACGGAGCATCTTATTTAGAATTAAAAGATATATACACAAGTGATAATTATCCTACGATTACAGATATAGATCAAATATTAAAGGTTGAACAAATTACAAACTTAAATAAAGACCCTAAAATAAATGCTTTAAAAGGTAAACTCCCATTTATTCAATCTTTAAATTTAACTGATCAAGACAATTTGAAAGTTTTAAAAGATGCTCTTGAAACATTTAAAAAACAAAAACAAGATCTTATGACGTATCGTAATGAAATGGATCGTATAAATGAAGGTTTGAAAGGAAATATATTAACGGCAAATAGTACAATTCAACCTGCTGTATCTATGGAAGAATTACGTAAAGTCCAAGGTGGAGGTGAATCCATAGAAGGTGGAGCTACCTATAAAGATTTCCGTAAATTGTATGATGCTGAAAAAGATCCTGAATTAAAAATCAAAGATGGCTATGATGCAGATACAGATAATTTTGATAAAAAAGATCCTAAGAGCACTGATTTTAAAGTAGTTAATGAAGTAACTGGTCGTAAAGCTTTACCAACTGAAAAAGTAACCAAACCCGTCGTGGATGCTTATATGACAAGTGCAAGTTTTTCACCAGAAGTCGAAAAAGTCACAATGGGGGATCGTATAGTTTTCATATTAGCAACTTATATTATTCGTGGTATAGCTCTATTCTTATTGGAATGGGGAGTTTATACCAATTTTATTGATAGTTTTAATAAAGCTTTTGCCTTTTACTTTGGAATATATGCTTGTATTTTCTTATTGCTTTATATTCTCGTTAATGCTCGTCAAGATGACTATGTATTCCGTATGCTATTTTTCTATATAAACACACAATCTGAAAATAACAAAGGTGTATTACGTATTATTGTGCATCTATTATCAATTTTAATGTTATTCCCCATTCCATTCATTGTAAAAGAATTCCGTGAATTTAAGAAAGAAGGTGTCTTAACTTTCTCTGAAAAACGAACCATTGTTAATGCGGTAGGACGCTTTACTTTATTCATTTGGATATTTACATCTATCATCGCTTTAAGATTCTAAAAAATTTTATTTTTATTGAGTAAGTGTGTAAAGGACTTATGGAAGATAATCTAGAAAAATCAGTGTTGATTGATCATAATATTTTTTTAAAAACATACCGTGCTACTGAGAAAGATTATGATCAATTTAAAAATGATGTAAATGAACAACTTCGTTTAGGTCTTCAATTTGATAATGAATCAACAGAAAATTCTTTAAATACATTAATTCAAAATTATAAAGCAATACGAGATGGCCTATATCTAAATAAAGCACAACAAGTATCCATTAACTATAAAGATGAATCTGGAAATGTAACGATAAAACCTATTTTTCTTACCAAAGATGAATATTTAAAATTAAAATTACTTTCAGCCATCGATGATCAAGATAAAACTATTAAAGCTTATCAACGCCTACAACAACTTATAATTAACAATCAATTTCTTTTAAAAGATAATCAGTTAGAACCTACTATTTTTACATTTGAATTTTATCGTGATCGTGTATTAGGATTATTTGATACACTTCAAGGTGATTTACCAAATAAAATAGACCAATTATTAAAAGGTTATCAAAAATCCTATGAAGAATCGATGGAAACTTTGGAAGATTTAGTTACATCTACAAATCCATTGCGTAGCGGTTATTATCGTATGTACAATCAAAGTCCAGAAGTACGACAAACAGTAAATGCTTTTAAACGTGCTGTGATTGAAAAAGCTGCAATTGAAGCCAATGATAGTAGTGAGTTTAAACAAATGGAATTGGGATTAATGAAATTGCTTCAATATGGTTCTTTGGATCCACGATTACGTAAACAAATTCTTGCACTAATTAAACAAAATTCAGAAGGAGTTGTGAGTGTTACAGGAGGTGCTGTTGAAAATTATGCGAACGAATTAAATAATTTATTAAATCAATGGGGTATTACCATTCAACAGATACAAAAACCCATCATTACTGCACTTGGGGATGCTATTAAAGAAGGTTGGGATAAAATTACAGATATTTTCAAACGAGAACCAAATACTCCTACTAAACCTCCTGAATCTATTGTTACTGATAACTATTTGAATCAACTTGAAACAGATTTATCGAATATCAGCGAAGAGGTTACTAAAACAATTGGTGTGCTAAATCCTGCTCTTCCAGAAGATCAGCAAAAACTAAAGATGTATGAAGAATTATTAGCGAATTTAGAACTATTACTTGGTTTAATTATGGATATTAAACTTGCATCTGTTAAAACAGATACTAATTTAAAACCGTTTTATGAAAATTTAAAGAATGCTTTACAAAATGTGATAGATGAAACCAAAGAATTGAATAATACCAATCAAGAAATTGCAGAATTAATGACTCCTATCGCAAAAGCTGTTGAAAATATAACGAACTTACCTGAAGGATCACCTATAATACAACAAGTTAATCCATATGTAGCAATAGAATTAACGCCCGAGCCAGATGTAAAAAAATTACCATTAGAACCTGAACAAATTCAAACATCTGTAATACCACTACAAACACAAGCACCTATAGTAGAAGAAATGCAAGCACCTATAGTAGAAGAAATGCAAGCACCTATAGTAGAAGAAATGCAAGCACCCATTATAACGTATGAAACATTAAGTAAAACACATGATATTATTAATGTACCTGGGGATGGATGGTGCTTTTTCTATGCTGTAAATGGTGCTCTTGGTAAATCTTATACAGGTGAAAGTGGTGAAAAAGAAGCTGAAACATTAGTTAATCAAATAAAGCCGTATTCGAATTACAAAGGAACTAAAGAAAATAAGATATGGGCGACCGAGTTAGAAATGCTGGCAACAGCTAATGTTTTAGACAAGTGTATTTATATTTACTTAAAATATATTTTCAACAGTGGAACAAAAATTCGTTCAACCCCATTGATATTTTCAAGAGAAGGTATTAAACCATGTGAAGAAAACTCTTTGTATGTATTATTAGATTTGGGTGAACTCGAACAAGCATTGCCAGAAGACGATTTACAATTAATGACTTATTTAAATCAAAAAGGATATGTTGGTCGTCATTTCTCTTTCTTTAAAGAAAAAGAAACACCCAAACAAGAAATGAGTACTTTACCTCCAATGACACCTATTGGGCGTAGTCCTGAGCAATTACCACCTTCGCCACAACCTTTGTCACAACCATTAACACCAGAAGGCTTTCTATCTATGTATAATCCAGAATTTGAACCTTCTACAAAACAAGCTATTCAAAAAAATATTCGTGATTTATTGAATGCTAATTCATCTAAAATATTTACACAATCTGATCCTAAATTTACAGTTAAAGAATTAAATTATTTAATTGATTCTACATTATCACCCACACAAGAAAAAATAGCAAAACTTTTAAGAATTGCATTTATTGTTGCAAATATTCAAGAAAACGCAGAGTCTAATGATCGTGATATGGATGGATTAACATCTGGATTCTTCTATAAAATGATTCATTATTTTGAAAAATCACGACCTGTAACTGCCTATTATGTAAATTCAACATTAATAGTTGATCCAACAAAACAAGTTCAAATTGATTTATACTGTATGCTTGTGGATCAACTTTATGCACTTCATTCTAAACCAGAAGCTATTTATACATATGCTGCCAATACTGAAGGAAGAAACTTTCAATCCATTGATTCAAAAGGAACAGATTTAATTCTAGTGGATACAATTTTACCTAAATTTAATAAAGATGGACTCTATCTACCTGCTTATTTAGGAGCCGTTCAAACTTATACCAGTTTAGAAAGCTATTTACAAGATTTAGGAGATACAGGACTGAATGTAAATAGCTTATTGAACAGTAATTTTTCAAACTTGAAATCGATGGATAATCCTAACAATCGTAAAAACTTTTTAACAGGATGCATCAATTATCTTGTTGAAAAAAAAAACAAAGGAGTAGCAAAACAAATCATATACAAACTACTCTTTGGTAAAGATAATTGGGGTATTTACGCCGAATTAACACTTTTAGGAGGAGATATAAATTTATTTGAAGAAATTAAAGATATGGATGGAGGAGCAAATGTTGAACAACCTATTCAATTAGATAAACTAAAAGAAGCCATTCAAAAATTAGACGAATATCGTAAAACTTTACGCAGTACCCAAGAAGAACTTAATAGTTGGAAGGAAAAATATGTAACTTATAATAAATCTGTTGATATTACTAAAAACTTTAAACCTGATAAAGTAATTGATCAAGATACTATACAAACCTTAAAGCGTTTCTATGAAGATTTAGGTTCAGCTTATCAATCTGTAATGGACGCAAGACAAGCTGAAAAAATAGCTATTGATGATGGAGAAAGACAAATAAAAGAAGCTGCAGCTGTTGAAAAAAAAGAGGATGATTTGAAAGAAAACATTGCCAAAAAGAACGAAGAACAAGAACAGGCACGAGATAGTGCAGAAAAAGCCTTTAAAGATGAACTTAAAATATTCTTAAAAAATACATTTGCACTTACTGAAACTGAAACAAATCTCCCTGAAACCATTAATAAGTTTGTAAGTTTATTGAAAAAAGCTCTTCCTGGACAGATTTCTATTTCAGCGCCAAATTTAGAAGGTTTAACAGAACAGCTTTTATCCATTCAAGACTTAATAGAAAAACTTAAAATAAACACTGAAAGTGGTAATTATTATATTGACTCTGAAATTGTAAGTATATACGAATTCTTAAAAGGAAAATCAGCTGATTTAAAGAAATTTAATACCGAAAGATTCAATGCAATGGATAAAACGATTCGTGAGATCTATCAATTTATCCTAACAATAAATAAACCTTTAGAAATCAAAGAAAAATTCAAACTAAAACGTATTGAATTTGAAGCCTTATTGGATGGTGGTGAAAATATAGCAGATGAACAACGTTTTAAAGATCTTATCATTGATCCTAAAAAGAAAAATATTAAAGGTCTTTTATCTACCATTAAAGATATTAAGCGTCTGTTAGAAACAGATATTGATTATTTCACTAGTTTATTTCAACAAAAAGCAAGCAGTATTCTCAAAGAACAAGACTTAAAACGACAACAAGAAGAATTACAAGTACGTCGTGCTCAACCAGGTCCTTTTGCATTTTTTGGTCAACAACCCGATGCCTTTCGAAGAAGAGAACAATCAGGTGGATTTGAACTTGATAAAGAAAATCGTAAAAAAATAAATTATTATTTTGGTATTGAAAAAAAAGAAAATAAAAATGAAATTTATGAACAATATAAAGATGTTCAACTCTACTTAGATGCTTTTAGTAAACTCGTTGATAGTTATATATATTCATTAAATACAATCACGGATCCGGCTGCGGCTCTTGCTTTATCTGGAGATAAATCATTGTTCAATATGATATATGAAAAATACATAAAATCATCTGAAGATGAAACCAAAGGAGAATTTATTGCCTCTCAAGAATTAGCACAAGCTTTGGAAACAAATAATCTTGTACCACGAGATGTGTTACGTGTATCTATGAGAGATAAATTAATTATATTATTTACAACTTTATTCATGCGTCTTATCACGTTATCAATTGTTGAATATATGATTGAAAAAGGTGTGTTAAAAAATCTAAAATATACTTTATTAGCTTACTTAGGTTCCTTTAGCATCCTATTTATTGCGTTTACTGCATTGGTAAATCTTGATATGTATCGTTTACGTATTGTATTTAACTACCTCAATTTCCACGCCAATTCAGATAAAGTATATAGCTATCTTATCCTTCTATGGACTTTTGGAGCCATTATATATTATATTATTACCAATGTGAATCAAGATATTAATGTCACCAATACAAGTGAAGATGTTAAAGCACGATTGATTTATCGTATCCAAGTTGTATCTTTAATTGTATGGCTATTCTTGATGATTATGGTATTTATCTTCTAAATTATTTATAAAGTGTTTTATTTTTACCATTAAATACTGTCATTGGAGGTTGTTCTTCATACCATCCATGACGCAGTTTTTGATGTTCATTGAATTCTTTCAAATGCTGTGAACAAAGAGTCTCATTTGCTAAATGTTTTCGTGAACATTGCCCTCCTAATCCACGATTCCATATACGTGCTTTACATCTTTCATATATGATTGCTGTCTTACGTGGTTTTGTTTTTCGAATAACTTCAATCTTCGTTGTTTGATTCGATATAATATTTAAAGATTCTAAACAGGTCTCTTTTAATTCTTCTAGTTCTAAGCTATATCGGTCTGCAATTTTTTTCAACCATTCCACTTGCATCTGTTGAAATTCATGTTCTAGGATTTTAAATATGTATCCTGGTAATTCCATATAGAGTTATATCATTATAGTTAATAGTTTTTATATTATATATATTGTTCAATTTTTCATGTAGCGAAAATATAGCTACATATAAAAAGGTTCAGAACGCTAAATTCTCTCTAAAGTTATGGATCCTAACATGAAATGAAAAAGAGGGGGTCTTTATCCCAAAGTAAAAATCCTATAGCTACATACAAACAACTAAAATTCTATAAATTCTCCCTAAACTCATGGATTCAAACATGAAATGAAAAAAATACATTAAGATTCCAAATCATCTATTCACATATAAAAGCTGTGCAAGTGACTGGATAAAAGAAAGGCTTATCGCTAAATGGACAATACCATTTATTGATAGTTTTCTTTTCAATTACTTTTAATCCTACAAGATTTAATAGTCGTTCCCAATCTGTTGCGTTATTAAAGCATTCTATACATTTACCCCAATCAGATTCTGCGTGATTTCGTATATAGTTCCATTCCTTTTCTGTCTCAGGTGTATCTTCAAGAATAATTATTTTTTTACATGTTCTTTTTAATTCAAATAATAATTCTTTCTGTGTTCGAGTATGATGTAATACAAATGAACATATACCTAAATCAAAGTGTTTTTTATTAAAGGGTATGTCTTTTCCATTAAATAATTGTGGTTTCATACAAATACCTTTATCTACAATATCCAATGCTGTAATTTTTTTTCCTTGTTTTTGTAATTTCTTAGTTGTACAACATGTTCCACAACCTAAATCAAGTATGTTAATAGCAGTTGGAGCATATTCCATTACAATTGGATAGACTCTATTATTACATTTTTCTCGTATCAAATAACCAATTATTAATGTAATTAAAATAAAAACTAAAAAATATAGCAGCCATTTTATCATTTTACTATATGATACGATTTTTACATTTGAATCGGTGTATGTGTGCTTGTAGTTAATTCCATTAAAATAGAGTATTGTTGGGTAAAGTTCATTAGAAAACCCTTTGTTTGAATAGGCTGATTTACTTCAATACTAGAAGAATTTGTATTTGTTATTTGTGCAGTAATAGTTTCGTGTTTTTCAGTGATAATTCTTATTGTATCTCCAATCATATAATTTTTTGGATGTTGGCAATATAAGAATGTATGTTTAGGTACATGAGATGCTTCAAATCGTTCATATTCTTCTCCATCTTCTCCCATATCTAAGGATTGTCCATCCATCGTTTTTAAGATAACTTTCCAAGGTAAACTCATTCTGCGAATATAGCCTAAGCTTTCTAATGCGGGTTTATAAATTGCAAATAAATGGCATGTATAACTTGGAATCAATGAGATCTCTTGGAACTCAGGTCCAGAGGCTCCTGAAAGTTGAATTTTTAAACAAGGTGCTTTTTGTAAAATAGATATGGGGCCAATCCAACATGCAATTTTAATTAAACTATCTTGCATTTTTGGAAATGGACCATTCCATATAAAGGATGAACGCTGAGTACTATAAATCCATTCTCGTTGCCAAGAATGAATAAAAATTTCTGTTCCTATTTTGGGAGGGGTAGGCATATAAATAGTTGTAATTGCATTAGGAACGGGAACGGAAACAGGTACGGGGGTTATTGTTATTGGGGCCGGAGGATTTACACCTTTTATTTCAGGCAATTTTATTTGAAATGTTTTTCTTTGAAGTTCTAATCGTTGAACTTTATTTAAAAATTCAGAATCGTCTGGTAGACTCGCTGATGCGGATCTTTCGATTGAGGAGTATCCTTCTTCTGTGGGTATTATATTTATTTCTTGAGAAAGTACATATTCTTTTTTAAAGTATTCTTTCAATATTGATAGCGTTTGTTTATTTAGATCTTCAATAGAGAGATTTTTATCTCCATTTCGATATATTTGAATCATATATGTTTCTAATAGTTTACGAATACTCGGTTCATCTAATGCATCATATATTTTAAATTGATACTTATCTGTGAGAAATCGATTTAATATTTGTAATATATATTGAGCATTTTCTTGAGTAAGATAAGACATCTATTTTATTTAGTCATGGTTTTTTTAAATTGATAGTATGGACGAAAGAAAATAGAACGCATCTTATACACATCATCATCTGTTATTTTAACATTGACCACATTTTCTAATTTAACATATTTACGCTGTTTTAATAATGTCATCCATCGTATTAAATACATCATTGAAAACATTCCACATTCTGAATGGCCGTATTGGTGTCTAACTTTATTGTATTGCACTTTAAAATTGCGCTTGATTCCATGTGAACGAGTATATATATTTCCTTGCTTTTGCAAGTCGTACATAAATTGTTCAACTTCTATAGGTGGTTTTCCACTATAGCTATCATAATAATAAGCTCCAAAACAAGATTGATTTGGATCAATACATATAAATAAAGCTACCCAATGTGATCCAGGTTCATCGTGTTTATCTAAATTAACAATCATCCCAATATAACAAATTCCTTTTTCTAATTGATATTTCATATCAATATTACATGTTTCTTCATATAAACATTTATTATTACTAAAATAATCTTTTTTACTAAAATCTACGGGAAATACACCTAAAAATTTAAAATTTGTATTTACTTTTTCATATTGTTCCATGACAGCTTCAATGTTAAAATTAGTAAGCCAAGTATGGGGATTTTGAAGCCAATCTTTTGGCATTTCTGGACGTACAGAATCTTTTATATTTTCATCATTGTTTAAATGAAGCTGTTCTACCCAACAAACTTCTTTTTTATCTCCGCACATCGGTTTAAAGCGTTCATTTAACATCATCCATAATTTATGATGGGTCATTTTCTCTGGATGTTCAATAGGATGCATTGAATGAAATCGGTTCCAACTATAGGTCATACGAAGTAGTGTCTTTTTATCAAAACAACTCTTAAACTCTTTATAATGTTCCTCTTGTTTTGGAGAACAATAGGCCATATTCGTCTAATTTTGGTTAAGAATAAAAAATGAAAAAACGTCTTTCTAAATTAAAGACCAAACTGTGTATGGTACCTCTTGTGATTGAGGTTCTTCTATAGTTTAAGTACGGCCAATAATTTAAAAATAATCCGGTAAGTACTTTCAGGAGATGGCCCAAGGAATCACCCAAGATGAAGTAAAACGATTTTTGAATAAATATCACACGAAGAAAGGTAATGATTATACACATACATCAATCGGGAATCCTAAAACTAGCCTATATGTCAGTGATGAAGAATATAATGAATTTATGGAGCAGTATCGTAAGCTTATAGTGAAAGGAGTTTCACTTCATTTGACAGAAAAACCCAAAGATCCTAGTGCATTTCGTGTGGATATGGATTTTCGATTCATTCTTACTACACCAAAATCAAATCCACTGCCACGTATTTATAAAAATTATAATATTGAGCGTATTGTGACACGATATATTCAATTGCTTTGTGAATATCTGCCATTGACTCAAGAACATACCTATGCCTATGTGATGGAAAAGTCTAACCCAACGGAATATAAAGGAAAGCTTAAAGATGGTATCCATATCATTTTTCCAGAAGTCCTAGTTTGCCACAAATTTCAACACTTTATTCGTCATCGTATTTTATCTGAAGCAAATACCCTTTTTGAAGGACTACCTTTGACAAATCCTTTTGAGAATATCATTGATGAAGCGATTATTGATCGAAATAATTGGCAAATGTATGGCAGTTGTAAACCAGAATGTGAAACTTATATTGTCACAAAAATTTATCAATATAATATTAATGAAAGTCAACTTCTTGAAGTTGAACTTCCTTGTGCCAATAAACAATTAGATTGGGTGGAACGTTTATCGATGCGTAAGCAAGGAGTATCTATGTCTTATCGTAATGAGAAGAAAGATGAGATTGAAGAATTTATTCGTGTCATATTGCCTTCTAAAATAAATCGTCGTAAAGATTCGCTTCATCAACAAATTTTTGGAAACGCTATTAATTTGATTAAAACGACCATATGTGATGAAGAGCTTGATATCGCTCGTCGTTTAGTAAAATGTCTTAATAAAGCTCGTGCCGAAAATTATGAAGATTGGATTAAAGTAGGTTGGACATTACGAAATATTGACTATCGTCTTCTTGAAAATTGGGTAATGTTTTCTCAAGTCTCTAATAAATATGTAAGTGGTGAATGTGAAAAACTATGGGATCATATGAGAATTGATACACTAAGTATGGGAACACTACGTTATTGGGCTAAAAAAGATAATCCAACAGAATATGAAAAGATTGATGAAGATAATGTCTTGGTATTGATTGATCGTGCAGCAGGTACAAAAGGTGCTGATTATGATGTTGCTAATGTAGTATATACAATGTATAAACATCAATATCGATATACTGTCAAAGATGTTTGGTATGTATTTCGTGAAGATAAACATCGTTGGGAATGTTCCAAAGATGGTCTTCAATTGCGAAAAATTATTTATCAACTTATCTGTCAAAAGTTTATGAACCGTTCGACGCACTGGAATCAACAATCTATTCTTCATCCTGATGATGAAGAACGATGTCAAACAAAAAGCAAATCATGTCTTGAAATTGCAATGAAACTTAAGAAAGCTGGTTTTAATGATAGTATTATTAAGGTATGTAAAGTACTATTTACAGATCCTAAATTTGAAGAACTATTAGATTCACGTCCTCATTTGATTGGTTTTGAGAACGGTGTTTATGATTTGCGTCTTCATGAATTCCGTGAAGGATTGCCAGATGATTATATTTCCTTCTGTTCCACACGTCATTATATTGCTTACAATCCTCAAAGTACTGAAACAAAAGAAATTGAAACGTTTATGTCACAAGTGTTTACCAATTCAGTGATTCGTAAATTTGTTTGGGATGTATTTGCGTCTATTTTGGATGGTGGCATTCGTCACGAAAAATTCTATATCTTTACAGGATGTGGATCAAACTCTAAAAGTAAGCTACTTGAACTTGTACAAAAAGCAGTGGGAGATTATTATTGTATTCTACCTATTTCACTTCTTACCCAGAAACGTGCTGCTTCAAATTCAGCACAATCTGAATTGGAACGCACAAAAGGCCGAAGATTTGCGGTCATGCAGGAACCATCTGAAGGAGAAAAACTCAACATAGGTTTAATGAAAGAACTATCAGGTGGTGATACAATCCTATGTCGGGGTTTATTCAAAGAACCTATTCAATTTAAACCTCAGTTCAAAATGATTATGACATGCAATGAACTTCCTGAAGTACCAAGTGATGATGGTGGTACATGGCGACGTATTCGTGTCATTCATTTTGATTCCAAATTTATAGAAACACCAGACCCAAATAATTCAAAAGAATTTCCAATTGATACCGAGCTTGGTGATAACTTTGATCGTTGGGCAGATACTTTCCTATCTATGATGATTCAACATCATAAACAAAATGATCTCAAAAATATTATTGAACCAATGGAAGTTCGTATTGCAACTGAAAGTTATAAGAAGAATAATGATATCATTGGTCAATATATATCAGAACGTATAGTTCAAGATGAAGAAACTGATGATGTCGTAATGCTTCAAGCCGCTTATACCGATTTCAAGATTTGGGTGACACAAAATGTACCCAAGGGTAAACGTATTCCAGATCGTATGCAATTACGAGCATATATGGAGAGATTTTACGGTGCTTATCCAACAGATGGTAAAGGATGGCGGGGACTTCGTTATGTTTCTAATCACCAACAACAAAATGTAGAATAAAAGCATCTAAAAAAATGAAAGAAAGTATGTATATAAAGCAGAGTTCAAACAATGGATATTCAACGTATTATAGTTCATACAAAAGAACTTCTTGAACTACGAGGAGAAGATATTGAATCTTTTCAAAAAAAAATAGAAGAATTTGAGATAGGTCGCTTTTTAGATGAAGTTATTCCTATTTCTCTCAAAAACTATACGATTATCTTTACGATTTCAAAAGATAGTTTTAAAGAATGGTGGACGTCTATCCGTAATATGACGGTCGATGAATTAGAAAAACTCTATGGTACAAAGCGCTTTATTCTAATTGTTCATGAATACCCATCTTCCATAACATTTCAATCACTTCAACAAAAAGATGTTCAACTCAATCAACATCAAGGATTTATTCATATCTTTCTAACACGAGAACTTATGTATAATCCAATGAAACACTTTCTAGTGCCAAAACATGAAAAGATGAGTGAAGAAGAAGGAAAAAAACTAATGGAAGACCTTCAAATTAAAACAAAATCACAACTTCCTTTGATTCAAAAAACAGATATTATTTCACGTTGGCTTGGACTAAAACATGGAGATATGGTAAAAATTACACGGTATAGTGAAACTTCTGGAGAATATTTCTATTATCGTTGTTGTATATAAAGCAAATCATCTTAAATCCTTTTATTTTACTATATTCTTTTTCTCTTTTCTTTTTAAGAGAAACAATGACTATCAAAGATGATATTGCTTCAAAATTGGAATTTATAAATAATAGTTATATTGAAGAAAAATTACAAACAGAATTAACAGGAAAATATGCAACAATCTATATAACTGCTCCTGAAAAAACAAAAAATGCACAAGGTACAATTATCGACAATCCAAACTATTTCCGGTTTGTTCATGATATTTTTGATTATCATCATTTTATCTCTCAAAGTTTACCAGGAACAGTTAGAAATGTCGCTGTTCCTGCAATGAATTCAACATTATATAATAAAATTTATATAAAAAAATCTGATAACAATATTGGTTCTACAAATTTTAATAATATTAATATTCCTACTAGTATTACAAACGCATATGTTGGTCTTGACAATAATCGTATTAAATGGAATCTAGGAAATGATGAATTATTAAATTCTGAATATAATTTTTCAATTTTATTACAATCATTAGGGTCCGCAACTACAGGTGCTACTATTGTTGCTTATGGAAATTCATTTGGAGGTAGAAATATTAAATTACTTGATATCTTAAATCGCCTACGTGTTGCTTATAATATATTAGATGGAGATACATTTGATAGCTATCGTATTGATAAAACGAATAATCAAACAAAATTAACAAAACCAGTTGCGTTATATTTAATTAATACAAGTACAGGTAAAAATACAATTGTAACAGATATTAAAACCTTAGAAGAAATGGTTTATCCAATAATTGATTTAAATAATGTAAATCCAACTCTTACACGTTTAGATGTAATCCGCCGTGTTTTATATATGTATGAAATGTTGATACATATTTATATTTCATACTATCTTCTTGAAAAATCAGCTGGTACTCCTTACAGCGTGATTGCTTACGATATTGCTTATAGTTCTACTCGTATATTAAATGCTCGTAATTTGGTAATAACAGATGTTGGTAGTTCTGTTTATCAAATAAATGCTGATATAGGAGAACGTATTAATAAATATAAAGTTTCTCAAACAAATATTGAAAAAGAAGCAGATAAATTAAAAACAAATAAAATGGATTTACGTGTAGAATCAGATCGTCTTGCTATAAATAAGAGTTATATGAATAAAAATAAAAGCGTTTTTATTGCTTACTTTGTGCTCTTTATTATAATAGTAACTGTATCTGTTTCCATTCTTTCCACTTCTATGTTGTCCACCAATATGAAACGCTTATCAATGGGTATCCTTTCTGCAATAAGTTTGATTGCAATTGTTGTCATGTATATTATAAATCGTTTTGTCTTAAAGGAATATTTCCAAATGCGATTGACAACACCAGATTTATCGATAGCATCTATTATTGAAAAAGCGACATGGGAAAATGAAAAAAATAATTTAATTGATATCATCTTAGACCAAGTAAATGACTATTTATCAAATAGCATAAATATTGTATCTTTATTAGCAACTTATAAAGGATATGGGGATATGAACTTTTCAACTAATAAAGAACAAGCATATTATGAGAATATCAATGCAAAGTTAGATGTTGAAAAAGATAATATTGCAACAACAAATCGTATTATGATTCGTGAAGGAAAAATAAGTCGATATCGTGTTTATTATTTCCTTGAATTATTGGTAACAATTACGATTGCTTCACTCTTAAGTGTTTATATACCATCAACAACTACATTTGCAACTATACTGGCATCTATTCTAATTATTACATTCACTTGGTTATACATTATTAATGTAAATAATCTGGTTCGTACTGATGGATCTAAAATGTATTGGGGACAACCCAATCTAAAAGAATTTTAAATTAAAAAAATAAATATTTATATTACAAGTCTTGATATATTATTATAATAATTTTTATATATTGGTTTTTTTTGTTGATAAGGTTGAAAACCTGCTTGTTCTAACCAATTCTTATTGTAAATATTAAATTGACTATATTCATTGAGTAAATAATAGAGACATATATTATATATAAATAATAGTATTAAACTCGTCAATGGATTTCGTGAAGATATATAGAACATGGCAAAGAGAATCATATTTTGTATGAATGGATGTTGAATCATTCGTTTTTGAGCTTCGGTAAAATTAAAATTAATAAATCGAGCTCCCACTTGAACTAAAAACACACTGGCAGTGTTTAATATATTTGGGTCCATCTTCTATACATAGAAGATAAATTATAGAGAATATCTACCTATAAAATAGCTATCTAATAAAATCATCATGAAAATTAATAAAAGTAATCCTCCAATACGAAGATCTTTATAGAAAATATAAAGAACACCAATCATTAAGAATAAAAATATCGATGGGTATTGAAAAAGATCCATTAAGAATTTAGGATAAGGTTGACTAGGTTTAAATGTATATAATAAAACGAATCCTGCTAAAAATCCAAGGGTCATGCCATATATTATTTCTGCGAAGTCCATCTTTCTTTCAAAAAAGAAAATGTTTTAGATGATTAGAGGAGTTCTTTTATGGCTCAATATTGTACGCTCCAAGAAGCATATAACATTCCCAGTTTTTCAAGAAAAAAGAAAAATTGTATGCCATTGGATCCAAATGCATCTGCAGATCCTTATAATCCTTTTACAGAACAACGTGGTCGAGAACAAGCAAAAGTGATTAAAGAATCTTTTCAAAACACCAATACTCAAGATGCAATGGGTGAAAATGAAAAAGTAACTTATAAAGGTTTAAAACAAGATTATGATTTTTATTGCAAAGATTATAATATATGTGCTTTAGAAGGTTTTACAGCTGATGAAAAACCAAGTGGAAAGATGTTTAATCAAAAAGTAACTTCAATGTCTAAAGATAAATGTCCTCCAAGTGAAGCTCTTGCTTATGAATATCCTATTTCAGATGGAGATAAAGCTAAGTTCCAAGCAGCTCTTAAAGTTGCATTAAATCAAATGGAATATCCAAGTGTTTCATCAGAAAACTTAAATGCGGCACAGGGTATTCCCCGTAAAGGAGATATATCTAAAGTTAAAGGATATGTAGATGAAGAATTAGAATCCTATATGAAAGTACATGAAATGAAAGCTGCTCCAAAAATACAGCCGATTACGGAACAAACACCACCTACTGAACTTCCTGGCTTTGATACCAAACCTGGTAAATTAGCACCTTTTTCAAATGATGTTCAACCTCAACATGGAAAGACATATCTTCCACGTAACTTTACTCAAACTAATGCAATTTGGATGGATTTATTATTATTTGTCGCAAGTGGTATTCTACTCATATTCTTACTTGAACAACTCTATAAAATTGCTTTAATGTCGGGAATGAAAAAGACTATTCAGGCAATGGATACATTAATTCGACTTCAACAAAAGAGTCACTAGATATAACTAAAATGCACTTCTTTTTTTGGCTCTGTTTTTGTAATAATTCGAGGTGGTAAAGTTACTCCTCCAGGGAGTGGTAATTCATTTGGATAGGATGGAGCCGGTAAAGCTTTCGGGGCATTTGCTTTAGGTTTAAGTTCATTTGGATCCCAAGATATGTAAAGTACACAGATTTGAGGTGGCGGTAAGATTTGAATTAAAAATCCTGATTTTCTTAATTGTTCTACGAGGTAATTCATACAATGATAAATATTATAAAGAGGATAGCCTACCAATAATCCGGGAACTTCATAAAAGGTATTTTGACCTCCAAAACTACTAATAGTACGAATTCGGCGATGGCATATTTCTAAAATTTTATCATAACTCGATTTTTTATAGTTTTCCTTTTTTCGCTGCATGTTATACAATTCATTTAAGCTTATATGTGGGGGCATAATCAAAAATGAAATCCTAATCTAAAGGAAGAGATATTTATATTTCTAATGAATGCAATAAACCCTTATACACATATTGTATTAAGTGGTGGCGGCATGACAGGACTTGCTTATATTGGTATTTATAGGTATTTGATTCAATATGATTTATTTAAACACGTTCATCATATTGTTGGATGTTCTATAGGATCCATTTTTGCTTGTTTATATGCTCTCAATTTAACAGTAGAAGAACTAGAAAATGATATATATGATTTTGTATTAAATTCTACTGCAATGGAGTTTCCAATAGATAATTTATTTCAATTCTTAGATAAAAATGGATTATTTTCAATGGAAAATCTACATATAGTTTTAAATAAAATTTTTGTGAAAGCAGGTATTGAACAACCAGAACAAATGACGTTTCAAGAATTTTCAAAACGAACTGGAAAAAATATTTATATTGCAACAACATGTGTGAATACTCGTAGTTGTAAAGTATTTTCGAATATTCATACACCTAATCAATTGCTTACTCCTGTTATATGTGCTTCCTGTAGTATTCCATTATTATTTGAACCTATATTGATACAAGATGAACTCTATGTAGATGGTGGAGCAGTAAATGCAGTACCACTTGACTGTATAGTTTATCAACCAATTGATCATATATTAGTGATATATTTAGTGATAGATCGTATATGTCAAACAACTGAATTGCTTAAAGATCCTTTACTTTATATGATTCAAATATTAAATGCAATGTTATATAGTCGTACATTAACCAATATAAAATTATGTGATAAATCAAATATTAATTTATTGGAAATCAAAGATGGTCCTATTTCATTTATGCCTATAGATATTTTAGATCAACGTGTTCGAATTCATATTACCAAAGAACAATATGAGCAAGTTATCATGTATGGTTATCGTTGTATATACGAATGGTATAAAAAAAAACAATTTATTGAATTTAAGTAGAATTTTGTTTGATAAATTTAACGAGTTCTTCTGCTTTGCGTTCGCCTTCATAATCGATACGTTCTCCACCTTTTATTTTTAGATAAATGTGAGGGAAACCTTGAATTTTTTCTTTGATAACCTCATCACGAGCTTCTTCAGCATTTACTTTACGAACTTCAACATCTATTTTTTCAGTTTTAACCATTTCTACAAAACGGTCCCATTCTGGGTTAAACTTTTGGCACCAACCACAACCAGGTAGATGGAAATATGATAAAACTGCTTTGGATTCAAAACCTTCATATCGTTTCATAAAAGTATACACAATGAGGGCGAAAACAACAAGAAGTAGGAATACAATAAGACCTTTTTGGAAAGTTCCGTTCATATAATTGGTTCTACAAAATAGATATATTTTTAATTCAATATTATATAATATTTTTCTAATAGTGCGTGTTCTAATCCTTGATAAAGTTTATGCAAACAATATTGTTCTTGAAGACTCAATAATTCTTGAAGAATCATACAATAATAATTTTTATAAATATAAGAATTAAAAGCTTCAATATAATGAAAATATTGATCGAATGTAATTAGTATTATACGATAAGAGCTTGTTTCAAAATTATGAAGATCCCATATATTGCGTAAGATGCATACTAGAACATCTAATTTTTTTAATTCATAAGAAACTTGTTTTAAATGCGCTATATTTCTACAAACAATGATACTACGATATATTGAATATCGTTCATAAATCATATTCATCCATAAATGAATAGATTCTCCAGGATATTGTGGTAATTGAATCCATTCGACACAATCCATATAAAAGTAATTTACTTTATTAGGATAAGCCAATAGTTCTTTATATGGAAATTATGGACGAACCAACGGTCATTCCTTTTTCCAATATGTTAAATGGTTTAAATACAATTCTCTTTCAACCACCGAATCCCATTTTACAAGACATTTTGGCAAAATATCCTTGTTTCCAAGAGAAAACAGAAAATCGTTTTGGAACTTATTCTAAATGGAATCATGGAACACATCTTTCAAAAAAAATATCTAATCAATCTTCTTTGAGAGAGCGACCTAAAATTGGTAATAAAGACATCAGTAAAGAAGCAATTCTTAAAAAAGAACTTCAAAGTTTATTAAATAAACTTACTCATCAAAATTATGATATTCTATTAAAACAACTCAAGCGACATTTTCATATAGATCATATGGAACTTTTTATGGGTATATTATGGAATGCAATTCAATTACAACCTGATTTTCAAGAATTATATATCCATATGCTTCAACAGATTTATCATTCCATTCAAGATGAATGGGTAGTTCTTTTAAATACCAAATGGAACACGATATGGATGCAATATATGGAACATCATCAATGGAAGCTTCCTTATGACCTTGTAGAACGATCTCATAATTATAATGATTTTTGTGATTATGTTAAAGAAAAGAAACGTTTGATTTCTGTCTCACAAGCATGGGCTCGATTGATTAACTTGGGAATGATTCAAACAGAACCTTTTTACCTACTTTCTCAAATATTACAACATATTCATAGAGATATGCAAATTGAAAATCCAATTCATAGTATGTGTATAGAATGTTACATTGAACAATCTAAAGAATATTATAAAACACTTCGTACAAATTTACAAAAGAAAATTCCAGATAATGTTTATCGTAATATATTGGATATAAAATTACTTGACTTACCTAAATCGTGCTATTTTAAAGTCGTTGATTTCATCGAATTAATAGAAAAAAATGAAATTCCTACCTTACGAAAAAACAATTCTATATATGAACTAGAAGATGATGGACTATAAAGATATAATAATTAGTGAATTGGGTATATTACGAAAAAAAGAACAACAAGAAGGAAATACTTTTAAAGCGATTGCTTATTCTAAAATTCTTCAACAACTAAAATCCAAACCAATGATTCGATCGATAGAAGATTTAAAAGATGTGAAAGGTATTGGAGAACGTATTCAAAAAAAATTGGAAGAAATCTTTGAGACAGGACAGCTTGAGGCTGCCGAAGAAGCTCGTAAAGATATTCGTATTGAGATGATTGATACATTTATGAATATATATGGTATAGGTCGTGTAAAAGCAATTGAACTTGTAAGAGAAAACAAAATTACATCGATTGAAGCCTTACGAGAGGCAATAAAGATACAACCGAATCTATTAAATACAAATCAAACAATTGGATTGACTTATTATGAAGATCTTTTAGAACGTATTCCACGAACTGAAATGAAAAAACACGAAAAAATCATTAAAAATATTATCACTAAGGTTTCAAAAAGTTTGGAAATTGAATTGGTTGGAAGTTATCGTCGTGGGGAACCTACAAGTGGAGACATTGATGTATTAATTAAATGGCCAATGACTCAATCCATGGCTGAAGGAAAATCGACACTTAAAAAAATTGTTGAAGAATTAGAATTCCATCCTTATGTGATTGAAAAATTGGCATTGGGAGAAAAGAAATTTATGGGAATTTGTCAACTTCCGGGAGAAAAGACTCGTCGTTTAGACATTTTACTCACACCTGAACCAGAATATGGATTTGCAGTAATGTATTTTACAGGTTCTGATAAATTTAATATAGAAGTTCGTCGTATTGCTTTAGAGAAAGGATATAGTATGAATGAACATGGTTTTACACCTAAAGAAGGTATTGATGTAACACCCTTACTTTTAAACGAAACAGAAATTTTCAACTTTCTTGGTTATCGCTATATTCAACCAAAATATCGTAAAGCAGGCATTCAATTTAAACGATTTCTAGTAAAAAATTCTTAAATAACATTAGAACATAGCTAATATGGATTTTGTTAAAAACTTTGCGAATATTGAAACACTTGCTTATACCCTCATGAGCATTTTAGGTATTGTATTGATGGTTACTACCTATATGTACATCTTAAAATTAGAACGTATTGCATGCCAATGTGCGGAACATCCTTACCGTAATTTCATCAAAAATTATATTCTATTTGCCATTGGTTTCTTAGTGGTAACGACATTTGTTCCCCCTGCAATGGCTGATAAATTATTTGGAGCAAACTTAGCGGTTGTTTATAAACTCATTCAAGTCCTTTATGGTTTCGCAACAGTGATTTTCTTTATTTATGCTTTAATATATGTTCGTTATCTAGTAAAGGAAAAATGCAAATGTTCTGAAGATATACGTCGTGAAGTTCTCTATTACTGGTCCATTGCTGAAATTGTCATCATTGGTGTTGTCCTTGTATTACCATGGATTTCTAAAATTGTTCTAGGTAGTTTAGGTGTAATGATGACTGCAACAAAAGACCTTTTAAGCAAAGAATCAGTAGTTCGTGAAGCAGCAGTAAACCCATTCAAGGCTGCTCGCAAACTTCCATCTTCTTTAAATAAGACCATTCGATCTTTCCGCAAGTAAAGAAATCTTTTAAATTTGTTTTTTCTGTAATTAGTATAAATGCCTACTTCATGTCCTCCTAAAACGATTCGTCGTATATCTTATTCTGCCACTCGCAGTGCAACCGGTACAACTTATAAAGTTGCATCTTCTTGTATAAAAGATGTCGGTAAACCAGGTAAAACGCCTAAATCCCAACGTATTACAAGATCTAAAGACTTTGATTTAGGTACTTATGGATATAAGAACCTTGATGAAAAGAAAATAGATGAACGTCGTGATGTTCTTAAAAAAGCGATTATTAGTGTCAGTACTAAAATGAATGTGAATGAACACGAAGCATCTGTAAAAGTTCTTCGTGAAATTAATTTATTGGCCATCTATAATCGTAATACCAATCCAAGCCTAGCAAAGAAATTAGAAGATGATAAAGAATGGATTATGAAAACATACCACACAAATACTCGTAAGTCAATAATGGCTTAGAGATTTAATGTTTTTTTACCATTTATGGATCCAGGTTTGCGACCACGATTAGAAGATTTACGTGCAATGCCTCCTAAATCGGCAGCATCTTCAATAATAGATGTTATTTCTTCATCAGAAATTGATAGTGTTTCCATTCGATTGCTGGTCATTTGAGGTTTCATTTGAATATCATTACTAATTGTATCAATATTAGGTCCTCGCATCTTTGTTTGATTATTGGTAGAAGATATGGGAGGTGGAATATCACGAGACATATTGCCGAAGTTACCCATACCGCCTCCTAACATACTTCCTAACATTCCAAAGAGACCTCCTCCCATTGGTGAAGGAGCAGCCGGTTGGGGTCTAAGAGGAGGTTGAGGTGATGTTGGAATACTACCGGTTTGCATACCATACATTTGATTAGCGGCGGCTTGTTGGAATTGTTTCATTAAATCTGGATTGGATTTTAGTACTTGTTCTACATCTGGTAAAGGTTGTTGACGGAACATACTGCTTGTTAAATGGAACATGAAGGCACTGCCTGTCAAGCTAAGAAGTAAACGCAATTCAGGTGCCATTTTCTTTCCAGATGATTTATACTTTTCATGCAATTCCTCAAAGATATCATCATAGTCGTTGAGATTTTCATGTACTTGTTCTGACCAGCCATCAAGTTTAACATCAAATGGATCAAAACGAGTATTTAAAAATTCAATACCTGTAATTAACGCCATTAACATTTTACGTTGAAAACGAATGCTTGCATCCACTTCTTTTTCACGTAAAATACGATGATATTCACTTCGCATTTCTTCAAAATTGGATTGCATACTAAATTTGCGAGGAAGTGAATAACCTTTAGATTCTAGACGATCCATTTGATATAGAATTTCTTTCTTCTCATTCATTTCCGTTTCTAAACGAGATTTTTCAGCAGTTACACGTTGTCCAAAGACATCTTGACGACTATCATCAAAACTATTAAAACGAGGTTGTCCCATACCTTGAGTTGGATCAGTATCTCCTGAATCCGATGATGAATCACTTCCACTATCCGATGAAGAATAATCAGAACCATCACGACTCGAAGAACCTGAAGATATCGATAATACATCAGTACTTACTTTTTTCTTATTGATTAAAGAATCCATTCCTAGACTAGGACCCGCTAATCCAGAAGGAGGACTTTGATACATCGGTTTAGATATGTCAAAACTTGGTTTCATAAGTGTTGAATCATCTACTTCAATAATATGATCATTGGTCGACGAGCGCATAATAGGATAATTTTGCATCCTTATTAAAAATCTAAAGGATTTGTTTTTAAATCAATGAGACGCAGAAAAACGATATAAACAAACAATATAAGAAGTCCATTATGTTGATTTCCATCGATGTGGGCATTAAAAATTTGGCTCTCTGTATTTTAGATAAAGTTCATATTCATGAATGGAGAGTGATTAATTTGACCTATGGAAACAATCTATGTACTTCTATTATTCAAGCATTAAATGAACTACAACTACGTTATCATTCCGCACATATTGTGATTGAACGACAAATGACTAAAAAAATGTTAAATATTCAATGTTATCTTGAAATGTATTTTCGTTTAAAAGGCCATTCTGTAATTATTTATAGTCCTAAACATAAATTGGCTGGTACAGGTAAAGAGAATAGTGGAGGTGGTAAATCTTTTTATCAGGCACGTAAGAAAGCTGCTATTATATTATGTAAAGAATGGTTGGATAAATACCCTCAAGAAGGATGGATTCATGAATTATGGAGAACTACAAAGAAAAAAGATGATATATCAGACGCTTTGATGATGGCAATTGCTTATCAATCCAATCCAGTTTTAGATACAACTCAACCAAAAGATATAAGAGCACGTAAACCAACAGCACTTCAACAAGCACGAGGCAATTATTCAAAATGTAATATAAAATTTTTCTTACAAACGATGAAAGCCCCTATTATCGAAGTTGCAATTGATAAGAAAATCATGAAATCCATTTATAAGTTTTGGCCAACACTTACAGATTGTCTTCGAGAATTAAAATTAGAAAAAGATATATTAACTTCGAGTTAATGCTTTTGTTTTTCTGATCGTTTCCATACAGCTTCTTGCAATTGTTTAACAACATTTGGAGAAAAAGCTTTTAGATGATTTCTTATAATTAATTTTGTTAAATAAGGGAAAAATACATCTTTCATATAAATTTTATTTCCTTCCGTAATTTGTTTGCATTTAAGTGCAAGCCATTCATATTTTTTATACATTAAATGATTTAAATCATTGCTTGGGAAGAACGGACATAATAGACCAGAATTAGTGAGGGATAAAATATAGCTACGAATATTAGGATGTTTTAAATAAGCGCTTGGAATATCTTCTAATAAATTTTCAAATACGATATAATTATAATCTGGACAAAGGAGTAATTTATTTTGATGATCGATATAAACAGAGTTGTTATCAATTATTAAGATTCGATTTTCAAAAAGTTCATCCTTTTCTTGTTTAGTAAGTGGCGGATTTCTACCAATAGATCGTAAAATGCGAGGAAATATAGCTTGAAGTGATTTTCGATAATTTCCTCCAACATCTACCGTACAATCATCACGTGTAAAAATAGGACGTTGAAACTTAATTCCATGTGATTTTTCAACCCATTGAATTTCTTTATACGCCCATATACGTTCACTTGCTGTATAGACATAAAATATAACTTGATTATTAAAATACTGAGTTATATCATGTATAAAATTTGAGAAGCCTGGACGAATCAAGTTTTGCGTGGGTAAAAAAGCTTTGGGAATTTTATTATTATTGGGTCGACCTTTTAAACCAAACTTTTTAAAATATTGATGCATTGCGTGTTTTTGAGATTGATAGTCAACTTGTCCAGCAATTGTTCCATCCCAATCTAGAATAATAATATAGGGTAATCCATCCATCCGTTCTTAACCATAAAAAAGAAAGTAAAATGAATTTCCATCGTAATAATAAGATGTTACTATCTCGAAATTATCAACCGATTTCTCGTGGAAAAATAAAAACTTGCATTTATGCGATTCCACCGATTCATCAACCCATTATAAATATTCTTTCTAAGGATCAAGTATTACCAGAATTTTTAGATAGCTATAGTAAAATATGCCAATTACCTAAATTTATAGAAGGACGTAGTTTTCCTCAGAAATGTTTAAAAACCCTTTATATTCCTTCTATTGATCAACAATATGAGATTTTACAAAGTCTTAATGAATTGAATGAAAAAATAAATATTCATGAAATACAACCCTTTCTAATATATTTTATGGCCCATCAAGAAAAAGAAAAAGCAAACGATTTTTTAGTTGCTTATCAACAGTATCAACATGCTTTAGACTATATGATAACTACTTTGCAACAAATTGGCTTTTAAGCAGAGCACATTAGGCATTCTTCAGGATTATCACGGCGGCAAGCTGCCACGGCTTCTTCTTGAGAAGCATTTCCAAGACGTTTTGCTTTTTCAACCGCTATCATTAATTTTGGATCAATTGTAAACGCCATTGTCTTTGCTTTTGGACGTGTTCGTAGATAATAAAGGCCTGTTTTAAGTCCTTTTGACCAACTATAGAAATGCATATTGGTAAGTTTCGCAAATGTTGCATCTTCTATATAGAGGTTTAGTGATTGGGTATGGCAAATATAAGGTGTACGATCCGCAGATTGTTGAATGGATGATTTTTGACTGATTTCCCATACAGTCTTATATAGCATACGGATTTCTTCTGGAATAATTTCAATATGTTGAATACTACCATCTCCTGCGATAATAAGGTCTTTCATTTCTTTATTCCAAAGACCTAGTTCCATAAGATCTTTAATCAAATATTTATTAATAATAGTAAATTCACCTGCGAGAGTGCGTCGCTGATAAATATTTGAAGTGAGGGCTTCAAAAGATTCGGTATAACCCATAATTTGACTGGTACTTGCAGTAGGCATCAATGCAATCAATAGTGAATGACGTATACCATACTTCTTAATATTTTCTTTGAGGGTATTAAAATCATACAGTTGAGGAGTAACTCCATGCATATCAAATTGAAGAATACCTTTTGCGGCGGGACTTGTCTCAAAACTGCTATAAGGACCTACTTTACGAGCGAGTTCCATTGAAGCTTCCAAACTAGCATGATACATTGTTTCTGCAATATCTCGGTTGAGTTTTGCTGCCTCATCACTTTCATATGGCATTCGTAGCATCATATAAACATCAGCTAGACCTTGTATACCAATTCCAATGGGACGATGACGCATATTGGAACACTTGGTTTCGGGGGTAGGATAAAAATTGCGATCAATCACTTTATCCATATTATAAACTACTTTTTTGACTGTATTATGCAAAAGTTCTAGATTAAATTGCTTGACACCTTCAATTGTTTTTACAAAAGATGGAAGTACCATCGATGCTAGATTACATACACCATATTCCTCTTCAGAACTGTGAATTAGGATTTCACTACATAAATTAGAACATTTAATAACACCTAGATTACTTTGATTCGATTTTTGACATGCATCTTTATAAAGCATATAAGGACCCCCTGTTTCAATTTGACTCTTTAGAATTTCCAACCATAGATCTTGAGCTTTAATTACACGCTTTGCTTTACCTTCTTCTTCATAGCGTGTATAAAGATCATCGTAATCTGATCCATATACATCATCCAATCCAGGTGTTTCAAAAGGACAGAATAGAGACCAGTTTCCATTTTCTTTGACACGACGCATGAAAATATCTGGAATCCAAAGGGCAATAAATAGATCACGGCATCTTTCTTCTTCTGCACCTGTATTACGACGAAGCGCAACAAATTCAAAGACATCTGGATGATGAGGACTCATATAAACTGCAGCACTACCATTTCGCTTTCCTGCTTGATTTACATGTAGAAGTGTTTGATTTAGAACACGTAGGAATGGTGTTGTACCTGTAGATTTTCCATTGGTTCCACGGATGGTAGAGCCACGACTACGAATTTTGTTAATATTGATTCCAATACCTCCTGCAAATTTTGAAATCATCGCACAATCTTTAATGCTATCGTACATACCTTCAATACTATCTCCCTTGACTTCCAATAGGAAGCAAGAACTCATTTGAGAATGACGTGTTCCTGCATTAAATAGGGTTGGTGTTGCGTGTGTATAGAGACGTTGACTCATTGCATCATACATATCAAATGCTTCCTCTAGACAATCTCCATGAATTCCAAGAGCCACACGCATCCACATATATTGAGGACGTTCTACAATTTTACCATTTACGCGTTGAAGATAAGCACGTTCAAGTGTTTTATAACCAAAATAATCAAATAGGTAATCTCGTTCGTGTTGGATATAGGTATCGATTTTTTCTTTGTTTTCTTGAACAATTTGGTACAATTCATCGCTTACCAATGGCATTAAATTACCATTTACATCCTTACAGGTATACAGTTTTTCAATAGCGCCGCTAAAAGTTGCAGGTGTATTTTTTTGTATATTGCTAATAATTACACGAGCAGCAAGAATACCGTAATCTGGATGAACTGTAGTCATTGTACTACATGTCATTGCAGTAAATTCATCAAGTTCAGAAGTTTCAACACCATCGTGAATACGAGCACATATTTTTTGTGCGACTTCATCCGGTTGAACACCACTTAGATTATTCGAAAGATTTTGAATACGTGCAAGCACTTTATCAAAGGAAACGCTTTCATAAGTACCGTTACGTTTTAGAACTCGCATCTTTGTTCTAAATATAAAGACAAGGTTTTAAATAGACTTGATGATATAAAAATAAATTTTTCATTTTTTAATTAGGGCTTGGGCAAACGTCTGTCCAAGTAACGTTATTGTTTACACTACAATCTTTTATATAACGGCAACGTAAACTATTCGGTTTATCTGGATCAGCTTCTATATCGCGTTTATTCATATATTCTGGATACATACGTCCACATGTCATTGCAACTGAATTATTAACAATATTATTTGCAGTTAAACCATCTATACGATTAAAATCAACTAATAGGTTTGTATAATTTTTATCAAGAGGTGTAACATTTGTTGAACTAAAAAGCGTATCTGTACTAATATTTTTTATATTCGGCGGTGCTTGACAATAATAATTCGTCCATGGTTGCCATTTTTTATTGATAAGTTTTTTCATTTCAGGAGTTACCTTTTTTAATTCCCAATAATCAGGACATATAAGGTTATCATAATTATTATATTCTTTTTTTATAGGTTTATAAGTTAATAATTGAATGAGTAATAAAGTAATTACTAAAATAACACCTCCCATAAAGGTTACAGTAAAACCAAAGTTTTGTTGAAATAAGAAATAACGCCCACTTTCAGAAAAAATACCAATCAATCCAAATATTAAAATAATAGTTCCATAAATAACCATTGCCGTAATACTACCTTTAAAATAATTTGCACGTCCTTTATCAAATGCTATCTTCTGTTCTTTGGTAAGAGGCTTTGAGGCCGCCGTTAAATTGTTCATAGTTTCTCTTATTTTTAAACAAACATTTTAGTTTCTAATGTTTTAGTTCCTTTTTGAGTGACAAATGATCCATAATCCATAGGCATTGGTAATGTACTTGCATCTTTACGATATACTTGATATTGTTTTAGATTACTCAATACTTCATTTACTGTCCATTCTAATACACGACTATTAAGTTCTTTAACCTGTCCAACAATATCTGTAGGTAAATTACGACCATATTGCAAATAAATAGAACGCATAACAATTTTTAAATCATGGTCGTTTTGACGACCAATTACATACTGTTTATTTGTACGTTTATAAATTGAATAACGAATACCATCTTGTAAAATATCAATATTGTTGGTTGAGAAGAAAAGATTACTGACCGGAGTTGGAGAAAAACCGCCAATTAATGCTTCTGCGTAAAAAGTTTTATTATTTACTTCTTTACGTTGAACTTCAGGAATAAGAATACGAGAAGAATCTGTTAAAATATTAATACGGCCATTAATAGATTGTCCTGGTTGCATTGGCTGAACATCTGCAAAAGCATTCATACTTTATATCTCTGTAAAAATGATATATTTTTATTTGCTAAAATTAAATGGAAACCTGGCTAACTTTACAAATTCCTAAAATTTTTAATAAAAATAAGATTACTGTCAATATAAATGAAGCATCTGAGATTTATTCAAAAATAGGTTATCATGTTGCAAAACTTATGGACAATATTCTTGCACTCATCTCAACTCAATCTATTATTAAAGATCCAAAAGCCCATACTGTATTACCTAGACATGTACAATATATATTAGATTATGTTCAAAAAACATGTTATCCCAAACAAGAAATTCAAAAAGGTGGTATAAAAAATCAAGATTTGTGGATGATTATTTCTTATAATATCATTGAAACAACAGAATATAAGGAACTATTTCCATCTACTGAAATAGTAACACGACTCATGGAACTTGGATTAAATATTTCAAATCATACACTCAATATTGTAAAACGTATTTTAAATATGCATGTAAACTGTTTGATGATGGACTTCTATGAGCGACAACCTATTACCTTAAAAAAAGTAGAAAAAATATTTGGTCTAAAACGCCATAGTGTATTTTATTAAAAATTGAAATAATCTTTAGTTAAAATAATATAAAATATATTAAAGCATTTAATACCGCTTTTAATATGACAATCATTACAATTGATGGGAATATTGGTGCTGGAAAAAGTACACTTCTTAAATATATTGAATCTCATACAAACTATCTAATTGATCTTGAACCCGTTGAAATATGGGAACCTTTCCTAATAGATATGTATCAAAACAATAAAGATGCTTTTGAATTCCAAGTAAAAGTATGGCTCGATCGTTGTTATGCATCTAAATATTCAAATAATAAAATTACATGTGTAGAACGCTCGCCTCACTTTCAATGGAATGTATTTTCAAAAGCGAATTATGAAAATCATAAACTCAATGATCGTCAAATTGAACTAATTGGAGAACTTTATAAAAAACCATGCTATATACCTGATATTTATATCTATCTAAAATCTGATCCAACAAAATGTATGGAGCGTATTCATTATCGTCATAGAGATTGTGAAAATGCAATTAATATATCTTATATTCAAAATCTTCATCACCTCCATGAAGAAGCCTATGAACGACTTCATCATTTATTCAAAGTCGAAATTGATATTGAAAATAAATCAATTGAAGAAATTGGTATCGAAGTGATTTATATAATAGATATACTTCTACATACTAGAACTAAAGCATGTGTAGTATAAATAAAAAATGAAGGTTTAATATTAAAAATTGACATAAACATTCTTTTCTCTTTTTGTATCAGGACAACCTATTCATGGCAAAAGATATACAGGAAAAATATAAAAAACATGAACTACGTGACCATATTTATCAGCTACCTGATACTTATATTGGTTCTGTTGAACGTACAATTCTAAAAACATGGCTTTATGATCCTATCAATAAACGTATGATTGAAAAAGAAATCGAATATGTGCCAGGACTTTACAAAATTTACGATGAAATCCTTGTAAATGCAATCGATCAAAGTTCACGTCTAAAAGCAGAAGTTAAAGCTGGTAAAAAAGATGTAAAACCTCTCAAACAAATACATATTGATATTGATCGCAAGACAGGTATTATTGAAGTAATCAACGATGGTGACGGTATTGATATTGAAAAACACGCAAGTTATAACAATGTATGGATCCCTGAATTGATTTTTGGAGAACTTCTAACATCTACCAATTACGATCCAGAACAAGAAAAATTATGGGGTGGTAAAAATGGTTATGGTGCAAAGCTAGCAAATATCTTCTCAGATGAGTTCATTATTGAAACAGTGGATCATCGTAGAAGTCTTATATATAAACAACGGTTTTATGAAAATATGAAGAAACGTGAAACTGCAAAAGTAAAAACCAGTACAAAATCACCTTATACAAAGATTCGTTTCCTACCAGATTATGCTCGTTTTGGTCTAGATGGTCTCACAGATGATCTATATGATCTCTTCCGCAAACGAGCTTACGATGCATGTGCAACAACTGATTCTACTGTATCTGTTTATTTCAATGATGAAAAACTAGAAGCCAAAGACTTTGAAAAATATGCAGATCTTTATATTGGAAACAAAGATGAACGTCCTCGTGCGTATGAGAGCTGTAGTGATCGTTGGGAAGTTATTGCTACTTATTCTGAATCCGGACAGTTCGAACAAATATCCTTTGTTAATGGAATTAACACACTTCGTGGGGGCAAACATGTAGAATATCTTACCAATCAAATTACGAAAAAACTATCAGAAATGGCCTCATCAAAGAAAAAGAAAGAAGTTAAACCACAACATATCAAAGATAATCTTACAATCATCGTAAAAGCTTACATTGTAAATCCAGCATTTGATAGTCAAACCAAAGAAACACTTACTACCCAAGCTTCTAAATTTGGATCAAAATGTGATCTAAGTGATAAATTCTTTGATAAACTATACAAAACAGGTATTGTGGAGAAAGCAGTTAGTCTTACAGAATTCCATGAAAAAAAGAAAGTTGCTAAAACCGATGGTAAGAAAACTGCTCGTGTTCTTATCCCTAAATTAGATGATGCAAATCGTGCAGGTACCAAAGATAGTATTAATTGCACACTCATCCTTACTGAAGGAGATTCTGCCAAGACGATGGCTATTGCTGGTCTTAGTGTGATTGGTCGTGATTATTATGGTGTCTTCCCTCTTCGTGGTAAGATTCTAAATGTAAAAGACGCCAATCTCAAGAAAATTGCAGAAAATGAAGAAATTACTAATCTAAAGAAGATTATCGGTTTGGAACAAGGTAAAGATTATAAAGATCTTAGCAGTCTACGATATGGACGCATTATGATTATGACAGATCAGGATCACGATGGTAGTCATATCAAAGGACTACTCTTCAATGTATTCCAATCGATTTGGCCCTCACTCTATAAAACAGAACGATTCCTCACATCAATGCTAACGCCTATCATCAAAGTCACACATACCAATGGTGAAAAGATTTCCTTTTATAGTATTACTGATTTTGAAAACTGGAGAAAAGCAACCGAAAAGACAGCCATAGGTCTTCGTCCATGGACCATTAAATATTACAAAGGTTTGGGTACTTCCACCGCAAACGAAGCTAAAGACTATTTCCGTGATATGAAAGTAACAGAATATGTCTATACAGGTAAGACATCTGATGAAAATTTGGATCTTGCCTTTAATAAAAAAAGGGCAGATGATCGTAAATCTTGGTTGATGAAATATAATCGTGAAACCATTCTAGATTATAGTCAAATGAAAATCCCATATGAAGAATTTGTGAATAAGGATCTCATTCATTTCAGTAATCGTGATTTAGAACGTTCCATTCCAAGTCTATGTGATGGTCTCAAAGAATCTACACGTAAAATTATGTATGGTTGCTTTAAACGTCGTCTCTTCAACAAAGAAATTAAAGTCGCTCAATTGTCAGGCTATATTTCAGAAGTAAGTGCTTATCATCATGGTGAAACTTCACTTCAACAAGCAATTATTGGAATGGCGCAAAACTTTGTAGGTACCAATAATATTCATTTGATGCAACCCATTGGTCAATTTGGTACCCGTATTCAAGGAGGTAGCGATTCAGCTTCGGCTCGTTATATTCATACACTCCTCACGGAAATGGCTCGTAAAATTTTTAGACAAGAAGATAATCCTATCCTAAATCGTATGGAAGATGATGGAAAACCTATTGAACCTGAATATTATATTCCAATTCTACCATTGGTACTTGTTAATGGTGGTATTGGTATTGGTACAGGATTTTCAACCAATATTCCTCAACATAATCCAAGTGATGTCATTGATCAATGTATGAAGATTATTGAAGCCCTTAACAAACAAGAACCTATTCAAACAAAAGAAGATATTGAGTCTATGTACAAGGTCATTGATAAAACCCGTCTTGGTTCTATTCAACCTTGGTATCTTGGTTTCAAGGGTACAATTACACCTGGTAAAGAAGGCACTTATCAAAGCCGAGGTGTTTGGAAATGGCTAGACGATCAAATCCTTGAAATTACTGAATTGCCGATTGGTACTTGGACGGAAGATTATAAAGAATATCTAATCGCAATGATTGCAAACAATAGCCCTATCCTTAAAGACTTTGAAAATCATTACACAGATAAAAATGTTCGTTTTATTCTAAAATTCTATCCTGGTGTTAGACCAGGTGTTGAACTCAATCTAGAAACTGAGTTTAAATTGGTATCATCTAAGAATTTAAGTATGAATAATATTCATCTCTACAGTGAAGCTGGATCTGTACAAAAATACAAAGATACTCAAGAAATCATCAAAGAATGGTCAAAAGTTCGACTTCTTAAATATTATGAACGCAAGAAATATCAACTCAAAGAATTGGATAATAAATATAAACTCGTTAGTTCAAAAGTCCGTTTTATCCAAGAAATCATTGACAAACAACTTCATATTATGAATCGTATGGAAAAAGAAGTAGAAGCTGAACTAACAGAACGTGGATATCCCAAACTCGTTGAACGTATTCAAGCAGATGATGAAGATGAAACACCTGAACAAGTTGCAAAACAAGTTGCCAATTATGATTATCTCATCAATATGCCTATTCGTCAATTAACCTTTGAAAAGAAACAAGAACTCGAAAAGGAAGCTCAGCGTCTTGATATGATGATTAAAGAGCTCAAAACAAAGACCATTCAACAGATTTGGAAAGAAGAACTAGAAGACTTAGAAAGTATTTGGGAAACATATCGTAAAGAAATGGAATATCAATATGAAAATGATGCTCCTATGAAAGAAATAAAACTTAAAAAGAAAAAATAAATCATACAAAGACTTTGTATTAGATAAACTTACCTTCTTTTTTCATTTCATGTTTGGACTCTGATGTTTAGAGAGAATTATACAAAATATAGGTGTTTTAATATAGCTATAAAAATATAACTTATTAAAGAATACAAATTTATAGATCATTAAAAATTGGATATGAATAAAAACATTGGGATTAAAGACTCCTCTTTTTCATTTCATGTTCAGACTCTGATGTTTAGAGAGAATTATACAAAATATAGGTGTTTTAATATAGCTATAAAAATATAACTTATTAAAGAATATATAATATAAAATAGTTAATAGATACAAGAATGATACAATTTCGTAGCAAATCAATCATTGCAGATATGGATGGTGTGCTCTTCCGTCATCCAAAATTATTTAAAATGGTTTCAGATAGAGCTACTGGATTTGTAAAGAAATCTATCAATCCATATATGAGCGATCAAAAAGCTAAGAAAATTAATGCTGTTCTTTATAAAAACTTTGGCCATACGGTTTTGGGACTAAAAGCAATTTATAATCCAACAGTAACTACAAAAGATTTTTGTGATTATGTATATGATAAAGATTTTTTACAGAGTATGCCTCAAATTGAAAAAGAGAATCCATTTTATGAAGGTAAGATTGAAGTTAAAAACCTTGTAAATAAACTTACTCAAAAAGGCATTTCATTCTATATATTTAGTAATGCTCCTGTAAAATGGTGTAAGACTGCTTTAAATATGATGGATGTTGATTTGGATTTACAAAATATTATTGGTAGTGATTCTTATATTTATGGAGACCAAATGTTATTAAAACCAGAAAAAGAAGCGTATAAAAAGATTACAGAACACATTTATGAAACAAATGGTCATCCTTATAAGACTCAATTGATTTATATAGACGATCAAATGAGTAATTTAATACCGATTATTGACCATCCTCATTGGAAAGCAATTTGGTATCATCCAAATAAAGATCATATTTATACAGATAAAATCTATGGAATTGAAGAACTCGATCAATTGCACCTATTGCTATGACATTTTTTCTTCTTCCATCCATTTTCGTGTTAGATTTACTAAGATTAATTTAATCCGTTGTAATATATTTTTATATTCACTACTTTCATATTCCATTTCATTTACATCCGTAATATGATTTCTAAAAGGTTCTAGTTTTAGATATAATTCTTTTACAAGTTTCATATCATCTTTCATTTCGTTGACTTTGCTTAAAGCAGCTGTCGTCATATGATGAGTAATAACAGGAAATACATCGTCATCATGAGCAAATTCCCATTTACCATCCCCTACATGTATTTTACTGTAAGTACTATTGGGATTGGTTTTATGAACGATACGATTTTGAGGATTTTCCATGACCGTTCCAATGAATTTATTAAAACCGATAAAAGGGGTACTTGAAGCGTTCAATAAAGCTTTCATAGTAGCTTTTGTTATTTGATCACATACAAAGTCAAAATTCTTATCTCCTGATTGAGGGAAAGTTAGTATATTTACTATGTTGTTTTGGGTATTATTATTATTCTGATCACCGGATACATTATTAATTGTAGATGCCACTTGTTGAGATATAGCTGTTGGCGTATCTGTGACTGGAACCAACGATTTGGAATCAATTTCTTTTTTGGTTTTACATATCTTATAATGTTTAAAACGTGAAGTATCATGCGTAAACGTCTTATGGCAATATTCACACGAATACTTATCTCGAATCCCTTTGCATTTTTCCATATGCTTCGTTAAATACCATTTTGCATAGAGGCATTTGTCACACTTTTTACATCTATATTCCTTATCATTCTGTATGTCTATTTCATTACCATTATTATTAGGTACATTACCAGTATTATTATGTATATTACCAGTATTATTATGTATATTACCAATATTATTATGTATATTAACAGTATTATTATGTATATTATCAATATCAATATCACTATGTATCCTTCTCATATGTCGTAACATATTATCCCTACGTGTAAAATCCAAGTAACATATAGAACATGTATAATTAAGGGGGGTGGGAGGAGGTAAAGAGGACATACTATTAAAGGTAAAGAAAAGAATTGTTTAAATAATAATATACACCGTAAAAACGGAGGGGGAGGAGGAGGGAGGCACCGGAAAATTGCGGGGGGGGGCGGAAAAAAAATAAATTATTTGAAAAAAATTTTTCATTTCATTTATATTTACAAAAAAAACAAAATTTGTCCGGACTTAAACATTTCAACTAGATACGATTATAAACATGCCTCTCTATGTGAGAAAGTTACCCTGTGCAAATGGGCTTATGATTGATGAGAAACAAATTCCTAAAAATATGGCCATGTACAATCCAAGCAAAGCAGGCCCTTATATATATATACGTCAAACAGAATATATGATGTCTGGTGAAGAAAATAGCATGTTGATTCATGATGAACGTACAGGAAAAGTAACACATATTGATACTCCTTGGAATTTAATGCCTAAAACAGTGAATTTATTTCGTGGGATTGAAGATTTAAGACTTTGTGAATTTGAAGGTCGTATTTGGTTTGGAGGCACAGCAACTCATATTTCAGATAATATGGACAATGAATTGGTGATTGGCTATTTTAATAAGGAAATGACCAAAGTCGAAAAAGTTCAAATGGTGGATATTGGTGTACGTCCTGTTAAAAATGTCATTCCTTTCGTATATCAAAATAGATTGATTTTATTAGATATCTATTTACGTAAAATTTATGAACTTAAAACGAACGAAGATACAAAAGAATGGTATGTTGAAACTTTTCAAACACTTACACCGGCATCAGGTGTTTCTAGAGAAAAATATCGTGGTTCCACAGCTCCCATTCATTTACATGGTTCCATTTATGGATGCGTGGTTCATGATATTATTTTCAATGATAATAAACGTTTAGTAACACGTCTTAGTTACTTGCATAATTGGTTAGAATTTGATATTGAAACAGGACTGATTACATTTATTTCGACATCTTTTTGGGCGGCCCATTGGGGAATTGAATATATTAGTGGAATTGATCGCAATAAAGAAGGACAAATTGAATTATTTATAGGAATTCAAGATAAGCTTCCTATGAAATGTGTCACAACTTTATCTGATTTACGTATTGGTAAATAATTTTATTATTTTTATTTAAAACTTTATAAACGTTATATTTAGAAGATTAATGGGGTATGAAGTTCGACAAATCTTTGACATTGTTAAAAAATAATTTTATGACTGAACCTCTTCGTCAATCCATTTTGCCGTATCGTTATTGGAAGAAATACATTAAAATACATAAAGATATTTTAAATCCAAATGAAATCGTAGCAACACTCGACCAACAGTGTAAAGAAGCCGAACAACAATTTATCCAAGAACTTTATATCAATTTATATCACCCTAAGTCTTTTTTTAAATGTTGTTCTTTAAAACCAAGAGTATATCCTTATGACATTTCACATGAATTAATTCAATTTAGTGAAATTAATCGCTTAACACTGTATAAAATTTGTAAAAAACTTCAAAAAAATGGTGCTTCTAATTTACTTCAATATTATTCTAATGCAAATTATAAATTTATTGCTTCTCACGAACTGCAGTATTTAAAAATGAAAAAACAAAATCCAAAAGAATGCCCTATTTGTTTTGAAGAAAATGCAAATCCTTATATCATTCTAGATTGTGAACATTATATGTGTTTATCATGCGTATTAAAAATGACAAATACAGAAACAATTAATGCGACAATTTATAATAAATTATATATAGGTCTTGAACGTTTGAAACAATGTCCTTTTTGCCGGAAAGCTCAACCTTTAACAAATATTTCAAAATATCATTTTTATCCAAATCCTCCAAAATAGTTATTTAAAATTTTTTTTGTTTGTTTTGATATATAACGGCAGAACTGGAACATCTACGCTTATTGAAGTTTAATGATGATAAACCTTTGTCTTTATCCTCTACCTCATTGATGTATAAAAAAGAACAAGATGTTTATGATACTATTCAGTCATTTTTAAAATTAACCCATCATTGCGAAGAAAGCATTTACTTTTTAGATATTGGTGAGATTGAACGGCATTTTGATTTATGGCAAGAGCGTTTTAAAGGAATTCATCCTTATTATGCAATTAAATGTAATCCAGATACTGAATTTATCAAACGCTTAGCTGAACTTGGTGCTAATTTTGATTGTGCTTCTATTGCTGAAATAGATCGTGTATTATCCTTAGGAATTTCACCTGAACGTATTATTTTCGCAAACCCATGTAAACGACAACGTGATATTGTTACTGCTTATCAAAAAGGAGTTCATATAGTTACTTTTGATAATGAAACCGAGTTGATTAAAATTGCAAATGTATGCCCACAAATGAATGTAATGCTTCGTATTTATGCCAAAGATCCAGATGCTCGTTGTCAATTTGCTCATAAATTTGGTGCAGATGCTTCTCGATGGCCACTTTTATTCGAAACTGCTAAAAATCTTGGAATTAATATTACGGGAGTAAGCTTTCATGTAGGTTCTGGTGCTTCTTCTCCTAAAGCATATGCACTTGCGATTAAAGAAGCACGTGATTGTTATGATTTAGCAAAAACATATGGATATGAACTAAAAATTATTGATATTGGAGGTGGATTTACCTCTCATAAATTACAAGATATTCCAGAAGCCATTTTAGAAGCAAAAGAAAAGTATTTCCCCACAGAATTGGGATGTCAATTTATAGCAGAACCAGGTCGTTTCTTTGCGGAGACTCCAGGGTATTTAGCAACCAATATTATTGGTATTCGTAAAACAGAAAATACACGTGATTATTGGATTACAGATAGTCTTTATGGTTCTTTTAATTGTATCTTTTACGATCATTATACTCCAGTTCCTGAATATATTAAACAATCCAAATACAAATATTTTACTACATTATATGGTCCCACGTGTGATGGTTTGGATAAGATTTTAGAACTTAAAGAATATCCTGAAATGGAATTGAATGAATGGATTCTTTTCAGAAATATGGGAGCTTATACACTTGCAGGAGCATGTAATTTTAATGGTATTCCCTTTTTAAATACACACATTGTATATTTGCTTCAAAATAAATCTTCATAAAAAAGAAGAAAACCTCTTTGTGTCCTATGCAAGCCCATCCAAGTCAATATCAAACTCCAATTTACCAAGATACACCCGTCACACATTATTCTGCTAAAATTGCATCTCCTAGTCCAGCTACACAATATACTTTTCAAAATAAAATACCTGTGATTCACTCTGCCATTTATTTAACTATTTTATTTGTTGTTTTATCAAATACACAAGTACATACTTTTCTTAATAATTTTTATGGTATGTGGACGAGCCAACCTAATGGTTTATTAGATGAATTAGGATTTCCTACTTTTAAAGGAACTATTTTGTTTGGAGGGCTTTTCTTTATCAGTACATTATGGATAATAAAAAAATAATAAAATGGTGAGGGCGGGATTCGAACCCACGAACCATTTAGGAATCGCTCTTGAGGCGATCGGATTTGACCACTTTCCTACCCCACCAAGGACATTTTATTGTCCAACAAGTTTGAAGAGAGATTATTATTAACAATATTATTTTTTTTTAAACTTTCATAGTTTTCTTAGCGATAGTTGTTTTCTTCTTAGGAGGAGGGGGTGGCGGAGGTGTTGGCTCACGTTCATCTTCATCATCTTCATCCTCTTCTTCTTCTTCTTCCTCTTCAGATTCAGATACAACTGTGACTGGAGATGATTTTGATGGTGTAACTTTTAGATTTTGAACAGCAGCAACAACATCCTCGTTTAGATCTTCGTCGTCGTCATCATCATCATGAGCAACGGCTTTCTTTACAACATCTGCTTCTTCATCACTATCTTCAATCGTCTTATAGCGAGCAATACGACTCTTTTGGAAGTAACCATTAATCACTTTCCATGTGCAACCATACTTACCTCCCGCAAACCATAGACCAACAAGTTCAATAGTAAGACGTGTCTTTGCACCTTTAAGAGTATCTTTGAGTTCCATAAAATTTACTTCATTACCATCCATATCATAGCTATCGAAACTAAAGGTGTCTGTTTCATCACGATAAGGGAGTTTTGCACGGAAAGTTGGTGGATAACGGTTAAGAAGTTTGCCTGTTTCTTTATCTTTATCAAAACGTAGATTGGAAGAAAATAGCTTGGCAACTAGAGCTTCCATATCTTCATAACGATCGTTGAGCCATGTTACACGATTGGCAAAGACATCTTTTTTGATTTTTGATTCAATTTCCTGAAGCTTATCAAAGAAGTTTGTGAGAGGTTTATTATCTTCCTTACCACGGAAACTAACATCAACTACGTAACGAGGTGGCTGTTGTTGTTGTTTTTTTGTGTTTTTATCAAATACAACATTTGCTGCATCTGTAATACCATAAGGCATATGCATTACAGGTAGTTGTAGAACAAGACGTTCACCGGCATAATTTAGACGAACACTCTTACCACCATTTGTATTTTTCTTTGGTGGTTGATAGGTGATTTTAGAAATATCAATATGTTTAGGGAGGAAAGGAGTATAATCCATGGCTATTACTTGTTGTTTATATAACAGATGTGTTTAAGTACTTTATAATATTTAAAGTACTACGAGAACTCGTGTCAATATACAACTTCCAGAGGAAGAAGACTAACTATCATAGATGGAGAGTTTCAATTTTTTTTCTGATGCCATTTTTTTGATTTAGAAAGAAAAAGCGTTCTTTCGTTAAAGTATGGTAGGGGTATGTGTTTATTTTTCACGTAACCGAATGGGACATCGTTGTCTTCGTTCATGTAGAAACCAATACTGCTATGCACATTCCCGTCAATATCAACTTTTACAACAATATTTAAACGATTATTTTAAAGTTCGTATCTATTCGCTCAATGATATCTATTTATATCTTGATGATTTATCATTAGATATTGTAAAAGTGATTGTAAGCTATCTCACAGATCATTCAACCTTACGACATTATTTAGTAAAATTACAATTGATTCTGCCAAATAGCCATTATACAAAACAACAATTGCTTGAACAAATCTTATTGTATCATCGTAAAGTACACTATGTTTATAAACATGAAATTTCTTTACGAACTCTTCAAAAAAAATGGCTTATTTCAAGTAAAAAAGGTCCTTATATACCTCATAATGCAGTGAATAATACAGACCCTTTTACACTTGAACCAATAATCGAAATTGACTCAGCACTTTTATTTAGCTATAAAGATTCGCAAAAAAATATCTATGTATTTAGAGGTCATGAATTTGCCCATCATATTGATATTAATGGCCCCTATAATCCACTCAATCGAGATGATTTAAGTAGCTATACCATTTATCGTTTGCGATGTTTTATTGAAGATTCTTCTCATTTACATACATTTGAATATGTATGGAATACACCAAAAGAAGCTTTTTTAGATGTACTATATGAATATGAAAAATATGGAATATATACTTTATTAGATTGGTTTATTCAACTAAATATTGCTCAAATCATTAATATTTTTATTCTATTCAATGAAATTATGATAGATCATCAAATAGATCTATTTGATATTAAAATGCTTGATGAAGCACTTATTAACCATCACAATCAAGAAATGGCTCAAATGGCTCTTGCAATTGAAATGAAAAAAATAATTGAATTGGAACATCCAAAGAAGTTTTATTTTATATGTAGTCTATTCATTATCATTGCAAAGGTTGATAAAACAATTGGAAGAGCATTACCTAATTGGGTTTGGTTAGGAACTAATATTTCAAATAATGAATAAAATTTATGCTTGAAAATTTTTAACATTTGTATTAATTTTTTCTTCCAATGCATCATTACGTTTGCGTTGTATTAATTTGGGTAAAATACGGTCAATTTCATTTGCTGGAATAAAATACCACATTCGCTTCCTTATTGTATCTGTTGTATTTGCCTTTGTGTAACTAATTAAACACTCATTACCATCTGTTTGTATATATTGACGATTATCAACTGCTAATGAATTATATTTATCTTTTACACGTGTAACTAATTCTAATAAATTTCCTTCAAAACGGAAACGTGACATTTTATCATAGTTTTCAGTTTTATCATTACATACAATCGATTGATAATTGCCACTGAACTTTTTATTACGATTATCAAGGCATGTATATTCTGGACAAGGAATCGGTGGTGGATTATCTACACAAAATTTAGGAGAACATACCTTCTTTGTTTTCCCAGTATCCTTTATTTCTGTTTTAATAACTTTTTCTGCAGCGAAACATCTTGATTTATATGAAGATGTAAGATTATCAAAGCCCCTATATGTCGGTATTCCTCGAAAATTAGTACCTGTCTGCGTCCAAGCCCATGCGAGATCAGGTTCATTTTCTGTAAATGTTTTAGAAATTCCTCCATAGTTGGCGTGTTCGTAAAGTGTTATAGATGTACCTTTTGGTACTTTAATAGAACTAGCGGCGTCATTAAACAAACCAATCCATGGGTTTGCAGTGCCCGGGACGATTCCAGCAGTCCCCGCTGGGTATTTACCCCTCGCCTCTCCCAGTGATTTGTTAACGTCAATATCATAAGATATACCTGTATAGTTAGGATGTTCATATAATTGAATTTTTCCAGAACATTTACCATATGTTTTCACAGTTTCATATATAGGTACATTTGAACAGTTTGAATCATATTTTTGACACGGTGGATCTATTATTTTTGAAGCACAACCATTATTTTCATCACATTTATTTTTATTAATTGAAAATAATGGGTCCATTTCAAGAAATGCATCTAGTTTGCTTTTAGAATCCTTGCAATTATACGCACAAGTCTGTGATATATTAGTAAATATAGGTTTATCAAAATCATAACCATTTCGTTTATTAGTAGTTATTTCTTTTGCAATTATAGATAAGTCTAATTTAGTGGTAATTGAATTAAATTTACCTTTTACAAATGAACCTGTAGTAGAGTTTTCCAATAGGAAATCCCCATTATTATTTAAAATACGATAATCAATTTTGTCTTGTAATATATAACTTGAAGCAGTATTTTTATAAATATTTGTAGGCAACATCCATTGGGCGATTTTTGATTGAGTTATTGTATTCCATTTTTCATAATCATCATCACGTTTTTCTTTTTCTTGCTGCATATCTATTTTACACCATTCATTATCATAATTATTATAACGATCATCTAGACGATATTGTCTTGGAACCCAAACTTGCTTTGCATTATTTTTATCAACGGGTTGCATAACCAGTGTTTTTCCATCTGTTCCAATACCTATACAGAGTAAACTATCATAATTAATAATATAATAAGAACGGTTTATACATATATGTTCATAATAAGATAATGTACCTGTATTACTACATCCTTTTAAAACAGGTGGTTTTAATTCTGTAAAACCAAATACAGATGATGATGGTATTGGAGAAGCTACTACTGCAACTTTTATATATGTAGTTACAATATTACTGTTATTATATATATTGAGATTAGTTCGTGATAAAACTGCTTGTTTTAAATCTCTACCAAATAAATTTTGTAAACCTATATCTATATATTCAATATTAAATGTATATTTTCCATCTGTATCTTTATAAGGTGGGCCAGCAGATGTATATTTTAATTGAGCGATAGGACGATTATTTGTAGTTGAAATTAAGAACCCTTCTTTAGATATATAATACTGTATATTGTTATCATCTTCAATAGTTCCAATATAAGCATTAATATTGGAAAGTTTCATTGGTATATCTGTTAGATCATCAATTAATAATATAGTATAATTTGTTCCATTAATATTCATCTTAAATTTACTACCATTATAGAAAGCAGGATATTGTAAGTTGTTTTTATTTGTAAATATTAATGGATAATATCCATTAGCATTCAATTTAGTTTTTGTAGGATTTAAACTAATAGTACCATAAATCCCATATATATTAATTAATTTTCCGTTTTTATCAATTTTCCAATATGTATTTTTCATATTTCCATTTCCTTTATAAGTACCTTCCAATTGAGGAATTATAGGATATTTTATATCAAGAGGACGATTTTTTTCTGTGAAATCATTTCTGTTTAGTGATTTTAAAAATATAGATTCTTCTTGATATTCACTGATTTGTTCAAATGATTCAATAGAAGACTTTTTAAATGCAAAATTATATATCCAATAAATAATTACAATGAATATAAGTATATATAAACCTCCAATGTAATAATTATTCATATGATAGAAAAATCTCTTAATTATAAGAAAGAATATTATGAAGATATATTTTGAATAGGCATAGGATTTTTTGTAATGATGGAACAGTTATATAAATCAATAGCATTTGGATCAAATGCTTTGATATGAACATTCTCTCCAAAGAAACTCGTACCTAAACTTCCATTTACACGACGAGAAGCTTCTTCACTATTGATTAAATATAGATTACCATAATTATAAAGATTTAGGTCATCTTTATTATCACTTAAACAGGTTGCTTCATAAGGTGTTTCTTGGTTTAAACAACCACATGTTTTATTTTCTCCCTGTTCATAACATTTTATAAAGCAAGGTCCTTCAAAAGAACGTTTATCAATAATAGAACGCATATTGCATTGTATATTCTCCCAATTACGATATACAAATTGATAAGATTTATTATAGGTTGGAAATAATAAATACAATAATATATTTACCTTTTGACGATTAACTGTTCCAATTTGTGTAATACATTTTTCTTGAACAGAGGGTATAGAAGCTGTTTTTTCATAGTCAATTGAATAACTTGTGTTTTCATATGCTTTAGCATTATATTGAACACTTAGATTACGAACATTACAATCTTTATCAATAATACGTAAATAGGGGGCTTGAAAAATTAAAGCGTAAATAGGACCATTTAATTGTGTTAAGCTATTTTGACTATAAAAACGCTGTAGATGTTGCATAATACGTGTTTCTACTTCTGCAAAATGTGTAACTTCAAAGAATTCTTTTTTTACTGGGAAAACAACATTTTTAAATAAATTTACTAGATTACGATCAAATGTCGTTAGATCATTTCCTTCAATTTTAAATTTTAGACAACGATCCATAATTAAAAGTTGATTTTCAAATTCTAATGGTTTTGTAGAGATAGACTTAAGATAATTGGTTTCTCCGGCAGCAGAAGATTGATATAAGAGCGTTGTATTTGTTTGAGAAGGCTTTAATTTTAAAAAATCTTGTTGAATCGCATCTGCAAAATATTCATATCTTGGAACAGCAATTAAGACAGCAATAAACAATAATATAAGAACACCTAAAAATTCATAAATCTTCATTGCTTAACTCTTATAAGAATAGTAGAAAAAGAAAACCGACTCTTTGTTTATACCGTAGGAACTGTCGTTGTAGTTGTTGATGGAGTAGTTGTAGTTGTGGATGGAGTACCCACAGGTGTAAGTTGCAATTCTACTTTTTGTCCATTGATCATTCCATACACTTTTCCTTCTAATACAAGGTCTTTCTTTAGAATCAAGTCTTCTTTGGCTTCTGTTGGAGCATCTAAGATGAGAGAAGCGTTGGCACCAAAACCAGTTAAATAAGTATTTCCTTGAGCATCAGGGAAAGCAACACAACGTTCTGGAACACCACCACAAATTTTAAATTGTTTTGTGAGTTGAACGTCTTTAATAGTCATACCACTCAAAACATTAATATTTTTAATCAAATCAATATTAGGACTTGCAACTCCTGATAATCCTGAAAGAGGAATATTGCTATTACCACTTTTAATATCTAATAATGAACCAAAACCAGTTTCAATACTACTGACTTTAGTATTAATGCCATTTAAAGATGCGTTAAACATTGCCATGGATGTACCCATTCCCGTTAAAGATGTATTTATAACTGAAATGTTAGAACCATATTGGGTTAATTGTTTATCTTGCACATTATTCGCATTATCATAAGTATTTTTGATATTCTTATTAACGGCATTTACTTGATCTATAACAAATGATAAATTCGATAAACGATCTTTTTTTTCTGTTAATAAATCAGTATCTACTTTTTTAAAATCTGTTTGATTATCAATCTTATGTTTGTCAAAATCCATATAAAAATAGATGGAAACGCCAATAATGGATAGAATCGCTAACAATGCGAGTAAAAGGGATGCGCCCGCTAACATATCTCTAATTAACATTCACGAAAAAAATATTATAAAATTTCTGATAATTTAATCTTCTAATTCTCGTTCATTTTCCATTTCATCTTCTGGATTTATTAATTTATCTCGATTATTCCACTTAGAATCTTCAATATAAATTACTTTCTTTGTGTCTTGTTGTTTTTGTTTTTCAACCATATGATCTTCTTTATATTCTTGAATCAAATCCACTTCATCATCTGAAAAATCAGTCATTAAACTATTCATATTATCATGTTTTTGTTCTTCTAATTGATTTTGTTCTTTTGTACCTCCTAATAATTGTTCTGTGGCTTCATCATATTTTTGACATTGTATATCCTCATCATCATCATCACAATCTAAACGTTTTTCTCCTTCATCTTCTTCTTCTTCGTTTAATTCAATATTCTTTTGTTTTTTATCATCATCTTCTTCGTTTAATTCAATATTTTTTTGTTTTTTATCATCATTTTCTTCTTGCTCCATTCTACCTTCCATTTCTTTTTCAACTGATTCAAACATTTCCATATTTTCTGCTTCTGCTTCTGATCCATAGGCATCTAAGATTTCTTCCTCATTCATTTCCATATCCACCATATCCGTAATAAATCGAGGTGTAATACCCATTGTTTCTAATTCTTGAACTAAGAGTTTAAATGCATAAGGTGTTTGTATTACTGAAATATCAGAAGATATACAACCTATACATTCATATAATTTTTGTGAAGGAGCATATCGAGCAATACGACCACATAATTTACAAACTGCCCATGTATATTTATCTGATCGTTCCATCATACTTTCTTTCACAAATTGAGAGAAACCATATGATAATAAAACATCACGTTCCATTTCACCAATACGCAAACCACCTTCTTTGCCACGACCGGATGTTGGTTGTTGGGTTAATTGATCTTTTGGTCCTGTATTACGATGATGTATCTTATCTGCTACCATATGTTTTAAACGCAAGTAATAAGTGGGTCCCATAAAGATATCTGTTTCAATCTGTTGTCCCGTACGACCATTATAAAGGACTTCATTTCCATATCTTTCAAAACCATGTTCCTCTAATCCATCTCCAATCTTTTCCAAATCTAAAGGAATAAATACGGATCCATCTCCAATCATACCTTCCATCGTACATACTTTGGCAAAGACACATTCTACTAAATGACCGATCGTCATACGACTTGGAATAGCATGTGGATTTATAATAATATCCGGAACGATACCATCTTTTGTAAAAGGCATATCTTCTTCTGGAACTATCATACCAACGACACCTTTTTGCCCATGACGACTGCAACTTTTATCTCCGAGTTCTGGTCTTCTTATTTTACGAAATCGCATCTTACATATACGATTATTATCATCGGCTGTTCCTGTACGATCCATGTAAATCTTATCAATAGTTCCGTAATGATGAACACCAGATGTAATAGAGGCATTGCGATAATTTTTAACCATAATACGTTCTACTTTTAAACCTTTGCGAATTTCTTTTAATTGTTCTGTAACTTCTACCATACCAATAATAGCTAATTTTGAACCTTTTGTTACAAATGATTCATGTAATGCAATTCCATTTTCATCCAATAATTGATAATTGGAATCGTCTTTAAGTTGATCGATTTCAATCTTTAGATCTTGTTTCAGTTTAATTGGATTTGCAAACATTGTATATTGATTTTTATTAACGGAGCTTTCTTGAGCTGAATAAGACTTATAAGCTGTTAATTGAAACATACCACGATCAATAGAAGTCTTATTAATAATCACACCATCTTCCTGATTATATCCAGTATTTGTCATAATTGCAACAATCGTATTAAATCCGGCTGGAAGTTTATCATTAGAAATATAATGGCTATTTTGTGTTGTAATAATTGGTTTTTGAGGATAATGAAGAATATAACTCATCGTGTCAAAACGCTTAGAGAAATTGGTCGCATAAATACCAATGGCTTGTTTGCTTTGAGCTCCATAGAAAATATTACGAGGTGCTTGATTATGATTGGCTAATGGAATATTCGTAGAAACTACACTTAAAATGGTAGAAGGATGAATTTCTAAATGAGTTGTAAAAGCAGTAATATTTTCGACTTTCATTGCCACCATTCGTGTATCTTCTTCTTCAATATCCACAAATTCAATACAGCTTTTAGTTTTTTCTAAACTTTCAAATAATTTTTCTTTAGACAATCCTGAAAATTCTTTCATTTCAAAGGGAGATTTATAGCTACTTTTATAATACAACTCTTCACTCTTTTCTGATTTAGGGAGCAATGTTCCAAAGAGTAAGTCAAACCAAGTGAGTTTATCTGTATATTCAGGAATTTGAGTCTTTTCATCTTGGACAATAATTAATGGACGACATGCACGACCTGGATCTGTATGAATACGTATTTCATTACGATCAATTTTCCAAGCAATTGAAACAAAAGCATTTATGAGTCCATTACGTCTTAACAAACGGAAACGATGTGTAAAAATATTGGGTTCATAATGACAACCAACCCAACGACCATTTATAAATATTTTTGTTAAAATATGAGCCATAGCAGATGTAGTAAATTCTAAAGGAATATAATCTAAATCTCGTAAGCAATTTTGTGTTTCTTCCATTAAATGTTCTGGGTTGGTACCAAAAGATACTTGTGCCAATAAAGCAAAGTTTTTCAAATAACCAATCGATGCTCCATCAGGACTTTCAAATGGGCATATAATACCCCATTGTTGAGCATTAAGACGATGAGGGCTTGTAATTTTAATACTACGATCTAATGGTGTATTAACACGACGTAAATTTGACATAAAGCCAATATAACTAATACGTGATAAATCTTGAACTTTTTCTTGATTTTCATCTTGTTCGGTGGAACCCCATAATCCTTTTAACGAACGTTTCATACGTTCTGTGATAAAGAAGGGTGAAATAATCTTTTGAATATTTTCTTTACGAATCATTTCTTCATAATGACCAGTATTCTTCGTAGGACCATAATGGTATTCTTGATCCATTAAATCCCGGCAATTTTTACGGAAACGTTTATAGATATTATGAAATAGTTGAGAAAGTAAGAAACCACTTAAATCAATTCGTTTATAACCATATCCATCACGATCTGCTATGGGTTTTACTTGTAAAATCATTTCCATCATATAATGAATGAGGTAACCTAAAAAACGTGCTTTCATTGCATATGAATTACCCATATTTGGAAACATATCCTGTGTCAAAATACTATGAACATGTTCATGACTCTTGAAACGTACATAATTCTTTAAACGTTCTACTGCATCCAATTGAGAAAAAACACGAATGTTTTCATCTGTACAATGAGAAACTGAAGGACGAATAAAATCCATATATTCTTGAGGCATTTTTGTAACATCTCCAAAAATATGTTGTAATATTTCTTTATCACTTTCAATACCAAATGCACGAAACAATTGAAAGATAGGAATTTTTGTAGCCTTTTGATTCTCAGGATCTCGTAAATTAGGAAGCGATACTAAAATAGCACCTTTATATTTTTCATATTCTGGATTCGTAGAAAAGGTTTTATCTGGATGAATCACATAAAATTCAATTGTCTTTGGTAAAAGTGCCGTTTCACCTGATTCTGCAGTGCAACGTACCCATCCTTTATAGCTATAATTAGGAAGCTCATCTTCATCCATTATTTTAGCTTTTTCTAAGAAGAGTCGATTGGTCACCATACGCTCTTGAGAAATAATCACTTTCTCTTTTCCATCTACTATAAAGTATCCTCCCTGGTCAAAAGGACATTCATCAAAGGATTGTAATACTTTGGGGCCTTGTTGATGAAGAATACAACCATCTGAATGAATCATCAATGGAATTTCACCAAGTAAAATATGACTAAAATGCTTTTCAATAAATGCCTCTTTTCCAGCAATAGTATAACGAACCATAATATCTGTATAGAGACGAGTTGAATACGTTAAATTTTTAAGACGGGCATCTTGGGGTGTCATAATCACAGGATTACCATCTTTATCCAATAAAGTAGGACGATCAATATAGATTTTATCTCCTTTTTCATCTCCAATAAATAGTTCTACCTTTAATTCCACATCTTTTTCATTATTATTGCGAAATTTAACCATCGTAATCGGGTTATATGAACGGATAACATCTGGAATATAACGTCTTAAAAATTCACGATAACTGTCAATATGATGTTTCGTAAAAGGATAGAAATGGTCTTTAAAATAAATATCTAAAATTCGCTGTGATTCCATTCCAATCTATATACTTTAGACATAATTTTGTCGTTAAATAAAAATAAAATATCTTATAGACTCTTTTTAAGTCTATCGATTAAATAATCATTCGAAAAAGTAAATCCAATTACTTGAATGGATCTATCTTTTTCAATATCATCAATCATCATTAAATCCAATAAGTGTTCTACACAATAATTAACAATATCATCTTTTTTCCAATCTTTAATATATAGTTCATCAAGTGGTTTTTCATAATCTATAGGAATCATTGAATCGATTTCCAAATGATACAACGTTTTATAATCAAAACTATTTTCTGGAAAAATTCCATACATTTTTTTATGAGATTCTAAAATATTCCCAATGGATAAAGCATCTTTATTTCGAAACAGTGATACCACAGTTGATTGATAATGATCTTCTTTATTTCGAATATGTACTATATAGGGTGTATGATCCAATTTACTATGTAAAGTATAAAAACGCACATCTGGTCTTCTTAATAAAGCACCTGATAACATAAAAATATTAATATGTATATATTTATTTTCTTTTAGATAGAAATTTTTACACCCTTGAACATTAAATCAATTCACAATGGATTTGTGAAAGAGCTTCAGCGATGAGAATATTTTTTTGCATTTCATGAGCTTCTTGTAGCAATTCAACATCCATATTTTTATTTGCTTCATCAATCTTTTTAATGACTTCATTATAATCTGCAAGTGTTTTAGCCAAACTATTCTTAAAACGTATTGTTTTAATTTTTATTCTTAGACCATATTCCATCCAAATTGATTTATATTCAGGTGTGTATTTTTTAAACATTTCACACATCACTTTTTGATAGGCTTCAGTCAATGTATTTTTTGAATTTTTCTTTATCAATGTATAGGTTTCTTCGCAAAGCGTTTGCTCATTATGGACCATATGGATTTTCCCAATGAACTGTTTGGATTCTTTATTTTCGGTTACTTCTACTGTAAGAATCGGTGCATATTTCGTAACTTGGTTATTTTGAATCAATGCAAGTATTTTTTTCTTTGTTCGCTCACCCGGTTCTTTTTTAATACGAAGTTTCTTTTTTGTTAGGAAGGGTTCAAAGAGAAGCATTTCAACTTCTTTTTGACGAAGGGCTTGAATACGATTTTGACGTTTCTTTTCAGAATCTTTATAAACCTTGGAAGTCTTAAGCTCTTCATCGACTTGTTCCCAATGGTTAGGTGGATTTGAATAATTTGGAAGTTGTTCCACACACAAAGCAAATAGCTGACAAATTGGTTTGATCAATTGATTTGTCATATAAAATTGATAATCTGGAACCAATTGATTTTGACGAATATAATCTGGATGCTCAATACGATCTCCTTGTAGTTTTACTTCTATTTCAGGAGCTGTTTGAATATAAACAAATGGAATACGATCATTTACTTGGGGCTTGTTTCCTGGATCTCGATCAGTCATACGTTCTGCCAATACTTTATGTGCAATACTAGTTGGATTTTTATAATTCGATCTAAGTGTTTTACTAATAATCAAATCTTCTAGTGGATATTCATTATTTACAAGACGTTTTAGCTCTGTGTTTAAAAAGTTTACAGATTTTTCAAGATCTGTTTCATTCAAAAGAATATTAATAATTCCACCATAAATTTTCTTTACAATGGGTGCATAATCACGACGTTTTAGTGCAATACCCATGGATTTTTGTTTGGGTTTCTTATAAGCATCGTCTTCGTACAAATTTCCTACATAACGTTTTTTTGAAAAGATGATGAAAGGATAGAATGTCTTTTCATATTCCAGAGTTTGGGGTGCTGGAAGAATCCTATTAATAGCAATTGAAGCTTTTTGACCTTTTTCAATCGCTTTGGCAAGACCTTCCAATCCTTTGAGTTTATTTCCATGTTCATCCACAACTTTAAAGCGACAGAAGATGGAATCTGTATTATGTACAATCATTTGTCCTACACCCGCAGCAAAGTGATGATTTTCGGTCGTTAGATCATAGACATAACCTTCGTATGGAATTTCATACATTTTTTTAATCGCATTTGGTTTTTTTCGTTGAGATTTATTTGTAAGAGTGATACGGAAGATATCTTGTTTATCATCACGTGTATTAATGGATACTTTATAACCAAGATAGAATGCCAAGAGCGCAATATGAGATGCACTCAACATGGATTTTTGATCGATTCTTATATAACCGTAAACATCCTTATCACCATCTGAATCATATAGACCACGCCAGAATGCTTGTTTTACATTGAGAGGAGCATCAAAGATTTCCTGGGGAATGATTTTAGAATATTTATCATACATTATTGAACGATACATTTGAATAAATTCTACCAGATTTCCATATTTATGATCGCAACGAGGAGATATCTTATCTACCCCAGAGCTTTCTTTTGTTCTCATAATTACCCATGAAAACTGTGGATAAGCTTTCGAACACAAGTCAAGATACTTATTCAAAATTGCTTCATTTGAGTTGTTAAGAGCCCACGATGCCTTTTTACCAGATTCACAATCATAATAACCACAGCTACCATCCCCGAAAAAGAATCCCATCACTTCTGCTTCAGCTTCTGTAAATGTTTGATTGTCCTGTTTGCATTCAGGATAGGGATGATGAAGCAACGTTGTACCGATAGAAACCTCTTTTGAAGTTACTGGATTTCCATTTGAATCAAGAAGAGAATGATCATCCGTAACATCCACAACACCCGTATGAGTAAGCACTCGCACGATTTTTTTATGTGGTGCTAGAATGTGACGGATCACGCATTTCAAAGGTGTCCAACCTTTATCCGTCCAAGTCTCAATCACATTCAATTCACATGCTTCTTTGGTTTGTTTTCCATCCTCCATACACGGGATCCAAGCAGAGTTTCCATATTTATCAGCAAGTTGTTCAATCGTACATATATCAACGATTCCTTCCGCTGTTCGAACATAAACAGGTGTATAGGATGTTACACTATCACCATAAATAACTTCTGCATGAAATTCTTCTTCTACAAATTCCTTTGCGTGCATAATACGCTCACGACCTGTCGCCGTTGTACAAGCAGCAATATCTTTTAGATAAATTTGACTGGTACGACTACCAATCTGTCCATAAAGTGAGTTGGCAGTCACTTTGTAAGCCAGTTGCATTGCATCTAAAACGGCTTGTTCAAATGGATTGTAAGTAGCTTTACGCTCCAATACAATATCCTTTGCAACGGAAATAGAAGTATTATCTTCAACATCTTGAACTATATACATATCTTCCTTTTCTTTAATCAGTCCTGTATAAGTTTTATTTGCTGTAATAAGTGTTTCATATTCCATTTTCTTACGAGTGACTTTACGTTGCTTTAGAAGCATTATTAGAATACGAGGAATAATGCCTTTTTCACCATTCGGCAATTGAACAAATTTACAGGTTTGTTCTCCAATCTTTGTCTTTTCATCTCCAGTTCCTTCATAAATATCATATGTAATCGTCTTATAGTCAATACCTTCAAGACCATCGTATTTTGGATCATTTACATAGCAATCATGAGATAGATTTCGTTCAATCATCGAAGACGGATATAGCGATGCAAAATCCAAGGTTACAATATAATCATCCAGATACATGCCTTCTTTTGGAGGAAGGACAATCGCACCTTCATATCCTACTTCATCAACTTTTTCATTATTTTCACGCCAATTGGATAAAACCGGAATGACGAAGTTATTTTTACGACATTCATTGGCCACAAGTGAGAAGATTTTAATGCCTTGGCCCCGCATAAACAAGTAACTGAGAGGAACTGAACAGACATTCCCCATACCAATATTATTTTCTAGAACTTTAAGTTTGTGAAAAATACGATTCACAAGCGCACAATCCTGAATACAATATTCTGCAATTACTTTACGATCTGTTGATGTTCCAAGATATTTCGCAAATATTTCATTAGGAGTCAAATCATTTTTATGGTCTCCTAGGAATATTTGCGCAACAGAATCCAATTTGTAAGAGTCTAATTTATGATCACGTTGCATGACTTTATACATATCAATACATACAATACCATCCAAATCGAGATAATACATAACGTTTTCACCAAGAGCCGATGAAGTCAAACTTTGTTCGATAAGTTGACAATTTCTTTCTGCAAATCTTCCAAAACCAACACCAAATTGAGTTAGACCAAGTTCTTGAGCTCGATCCCAAAGATAAGGCATATCAAACCCGAAGATATTGTATCCAGTAAGAATATCTGGATCAAGTTGTTGAATTAGCCCTTTCCAAGCTTGAAGCATATCGCCTTCATTTTCATAACAATTTACGTGAACGCCTTCAATACGATCGCATGATTTGAGTGTATGAATATGACGATAAATAATATCATCACTTCCATAACGATGAACAGTTGTACCGATTTGAATAATTGCATCTCCTTGAAGTTTAGGAAGTGCTTTAGATAGAATACGATTGAGGTCATTTTCATATTCTAGTTTCATCTTTGACAGCGCCACTTTTGGTTGTTCTTCTTCCTCATCGTCTTCATCTTCATCATCCATAGTATGAATTTTTTTCATAATTGCAAATATATCTGGTAATATAGAATTGAGTTTAACACCAATTGTTTCTGTATTAATTTTTTGAAGGGGATAAAGTTGATGAAGTATGCTACCATTAGGGCATATAACTTCATGTATATACGATTCTAGAATGGCTTCTTTTAATTCTTTTATACTTATCGCTTCAAATCGTGCTATTTGATAAAGATCTTGAGCTAATTTGCGATAATCTTTTTTGGATACTGGAAAATCGCCATGACTACTCGTACATTCCAAATCAAAAGATACGATAAGGATTGGAGCAGTTTTTGTACAATTATATGGTTTTACCATACGATAATTCACACTTACAGTAAAATTCGCTCGTGAAAAGGTATCATTTTCACAACCATTTGCAATCAGTTGATAACTTCCTCCAGGCAGCTCTACCCAACCACATGGTTGAATATTTTGAACGTGAATAAATCTTAGGAAAGGATCAAGATTAGATTCGTAAAGAGGAAAGGGTTCTTTGAATTTCTTCAAAAATTCAATAGGAGGGCTTTTTAAGAAGAAGCGAAGCGAATTATAAAGTCCAAGACTTTTTACAGAAATTTTTAGAAACCAGAAGTCTTCATTATTGGTAAATCCATAGAACTCTTTTTTTTTAATTGATTCAACTGATACAAGATGTGATTGTATTTTATATGGAATAATATTTCTCATACGATCAGTACGAGGATCTTTATATTTATGATTTAGCAGATACATATAGAAGTCATTTGCAAAATCTTTGAAAGACTTTGTTGTTTGAACGATGATATTTGGAATACGAACATAGAAATAAGGAATAAAGTCTTCAACTTTTACACATACCGAATGTCCTTCTTCAGTACATCCAAACATATAGATTTCATAAAGAGAAGCTTCGTCTGGATAATCAATGGGTTCCCCTCGTTTGCGTGCATCCGCTAGAATCTTTCTATGAGATTTATCAGCCTCTGGAACAAACCAATCATACACTTGGAAACGTAAGGGTTTTAGAGTGTTTTCAAGTCGTATATTGTCCTTTCTGGGGAACTCCATGATTTTCTTTAGAAAGATGAGTTTAAATCCTAACTCTAGAACAAATCAAATTTTTCTCTGTTGGTGATATAGAGTTTTACAGTCGTTTATGGAAGGTGGAACCTTAATCACGTTTATATTATCTTTAGTATTAATTTATTTAATTTGGGATACCTATTTTTCAAATGAAGTCGAATATGTACGTTCTAATGTAGATAATGAACTTTATTTAGTACGTAGCTTACCTGATAAACAAGATGCAGCGAATTTAATTGCAAAAATTCGTAGTCGTTTAGAAACATTTGTAGATCATTTAACAAATGAAATTAAAGACGACGAACGTGTAAAACGTATTCAGGAAAATTTTCGTTCAAATAAAATAAGCGAAGGTTCTGAAAATGCAAAATATACAAGTTATTCCATCAATAAAGGCGAAAAGATTGTTTTATGCATTCGTTCTCGAGATGAAAATAAAAAATTAGTTGATTTAAATACGATGATGTTTGTGGTTCTTCATGAATTGGCTCATATTGCAACTATTTCGATTGGACATACGCCTGAATTTTGGGATAATTTTAAATGGATTTTAAAAGAGGCGGTTGGTACAGGTACATATGTCAGTCAAGATTTTAGATCAAAACCGGTTGAATATTGTGGAATTCAAATCACTGATAATCCTCTTCAGCATAATTAATACTTCTTAGAAAATATGTGGGTCTAAACACCTGTGCTTCCAAATCCACCCGCTCCACGTATTGTTTCTTCTAGATCAGCCATTGATGAAACAATTTCAAGCGTAGGTTTATAAATTCGTTCGTAAATCATTTGAGCAATACGGTCTCCTTTTTTTACAATGAAGTCTTCATCTCCATTATTCATAAGGATCACTTTAATTGTTCCAGTATAATCACTATCTACTACACCTGCAAAAACATCAAGCCCTTTTTTAAAAGCAAGACCAGAACGAGGTGCTACCCGAATATAACAATCTGATGGAAATTGAACAATAATACCAGTTTCAATAGCTTTCCATTTATGAGCGGGAACCACATCTTCTACACAAGAGCTTAGATCATATCCTGCACTACCATATGTTGCAGAAGTTGGGAAAACTGCGTCTGAGTGTTTTAGAAAGACTTTATAAGACATCTTACTAATTATAAATAGGTATATATTTCATTTTTTAAATTATTTATGTTGAATAAGAAGATATGGAGAAAGTCATTGCAAGCAAAATTGCAATTTTAATTGAAGAAAGTATTTTAAAAGGAGAAATATCAAAAGATTCTCCAATGAAACTTATTGCGAAAGGTATGGAAATGTTAGAAATGTTTCCAAATATGAAAGGTGATGAAAAGAAAGCTCTCTTAGTTAAAGCTATTGAAAAAATAGCTGTGGGTGCTGATGGTGTCGCTGGTACGGATGATGATATTATTCCAAAATCTGTTGTAGATGCGCTTAAAACGATACTAGAAAAAGATTTAATTGGTGATATTATTCAAGTCATTGCTGGAGCGGCCCGTGGTGAATTTAATTTACAACAATCTAAATTGATTGTTGTTGAAACTGCAAAAGTTACAAAAACATGTATACCTACATTAATGACTTGTTTACTTAAAAAATAAATTAAAGATAAAAGAGTGAGATATAAAGTATGGAAGACATGAGATCTCCTTTATTTTTTAATGATAGTTGGAATCTCTATTTCCATGACCCAGATAATTCGAATTGGGATATCCATAGCTATATATTAATTGCTACAATTACTACAATGGAAGAATGGATTCAAGTCTATCAACAAGTAAAAGAATTTTGGAATAAAGGGATGTTTTTCTTTATGCGAGAACATATCCAACCTATTTGGGAAGATGAACAGAATCGTCAAGGTGGTTGTTTATCTTTTAAATTATGGAAAAATGAAGTACCCATTCATTGGTTTGAATTAGCTTCTAAAGCCTTAGGAGAATCATTATTAAAAACAGTAGATGATTGGACGACTATATGTGGTGTATCAATTTCTCCAAAAAGAAATTATTGTATTGCTCGTATTTGGATAAGTGATCAAATGCATGGAGATATCGATTTATATGATTTAACAATTCCCAATTATAGCAAACTCATGTTTAAATCTCATGTAGATAACATTGAGTATGATCAACAATTAAATTAAATATTTCTTACCAAAATGTATATGAGTGATAATTATTTTTTGATATATATAATAATATATAAAACGGATAATAAAGGAATCTTTTATTTCTAAGAAGGACCTTTGAATTTTTTAACAACTTTGCAACAAAAGTTCCCCCCCCCCCGATACTCACTTGCTCACTTTTGTCCGTAAGAATTGTATGGATATATACGAATATACGATACTATATATGTAACGATTATACTATAAATATTTACTCAATTATAATTATAAAATTACTCACTAAATAAATACCATAATGATATAAAATGATATTTTTGAAAAGTACAAATGTTAGCTTAAAAAGTACAAATGTTAGCTTAAAAAACGAAAAAGTGTACAAATGTTAGCTTAAAATGTAAAATCAAGTACAAATGTTAGCTTTAAAAGTACAAATGTTAGCAGGTACTTTGTTAGGATAATGATAATGATTATTATCATTTTAATAATAATTGTCTTACTTGCTGTAATAATTAGATGAGTTTTATAAGTGAGTAAATGTATGAGTTATATAAATCGTCATTATTTAAGAAAAATATGTAACTATATGATTAGAATATGAAGAAATGCTCATATTGTTCCTATGAATCTAAGAGACAGTATAATTTAGATAGACATCTTTATACAATCCATTGTGATAATCTCAAAGATATAGATACAAATGTTAGCATAAATTGTACAAATGTTAGCCCAAATAGTACAAATGTTAGCTCAAATAGTACAAATGTTAGCCTAAGTGAGCAACCAAGTGAGGATATTTTCAAGTGTAACGGATGTTATAAGGATTTTTTAACAAAACAAGGATTTGCAAGACATCAAACTCGTTGTAAGGCCATATATGACTCACTCCAATGTAAACATTGTCATATATTATTTATACATCGTTCTAGTAAATCAAGACATGAAAAAAAGTGTGAGTATCGTAACAGTGATTGGTTGATTCAAAAAACAACCGATTCTACAGTATCTTCTTTACCTACGAATACAACGATTCATAATACGACAAATAATATTCAAATCAATAACAATCAACATATTCATATCAATCTCTTAACTTATCCTCCAAATGGTGAACATTCACGTGAATTTGACTTTTTGAGAGATCATATTACATCAATTGATATTCAACGTATATTCGAAAAAGCAAAACCAGAGATTGGTTTCAGTAGATTTATTTATTCCATTCTTGAAAGACCTGAAAATCGTATTGTTCATAAGACCCATCCAAATAATAATTATAGTAAAGTACATATTGGTGATGGAAAATGGTCACTTGAATTAGATGAAGATGTTTATACAGTAATGACTCATTTCTTAACATGTGCAGCATTACAAAGTACGGAAGAACATAAACAATTTATGAGACATATTGAACAAAAAATAAAGTCTTACTTGGATGATGTTAATACACAAAATGATGAAAATAATAATTATACAAAAGCAATGCAACGTGTTAGATTGATTATAATTAATTTAACAAATAAATGGAAACAAGAAGGATGGATGCAACCAAGTTAATCTAAAGAATAAATACGTATTCTTGTAATAGAATGAAATATTTATCTCTTTTGAAATATCCGTATGTTAATACCCTTTTACAGAAAATTATAAAACATACATCTTCGAGTCAATTGCTAATAGTTAAACAAATGATGGAATATTTTTGTGCAAGTGAAAAAGATTTACCCAGTGCTATTACAAAAATGAAACAAAGTCAATATCATATTATTCTAGATTATGCAATGGAACAAAATAAAAGGGCGTCTATACAAACAAAAGATACAATTTTAAAAAATATGGAAAGACTTGATTCAATGGATTTTATAGCATTAAAACCATCAAGTTTATTGGAACGTGATTTAGAGAGGATTTTAGATATTTGTAAAGAAAAACGACAAAAGATAATGATAGATGCAGAAGAATATGAATATCAGCAAAAAGTCCATCTCTATATTCGTACTCTTCAAGAAAAATATAATACACGACTATTTCCATGTATTTATAACACGTATCAATGTTATTTAAAAACGACATATAAACAAATTATGAATGATATTGAATATTTTGATAAAATTCAACTTCCGATTGCTATTAAATTAGTTCGTGGTGCTTATTTAGAATATGAAATACAAAATGCCCAAAAGAAAAATTTACCAATACCTGTATTTGAATCCATTCATCAAACCAATGTATGTTACAATCGTTGTATGCTTCATACGATTCAACACGCAAAAGAACAACAAGTCTACCTAAATATTGCTACACATAATCCTAATAGTATTCAATTAGCAAGACAATATGCAAAACCATATGATAAACATATATGTTTTAGTCAGCTAAAAGGAATAAGAGATGATTTAAGTCAAAAATTATTATTAGAAGGTTATATTGTTTATAAATATTTACCTTATGGAGAGTATTCAATAATGGTGCCTTATTTATTAAGACGATTACAAGAGAGTAAAATGAATTTTACAACAATTGATTACTTTTCCAAAATAGTTTAAGCATCTTGGGGGGCTAAACAGAGCTTAATTTCTCCAAGAGAAGCAACACCATATTTTAGAATAATTGGGAAACTATTTTTGAGATAAACTTCTACGACATTATTTAGATTGGTACATTTTGTAAACATTGTTAGATATTTGAGACTAAAAATACCTTGGATAATTTCTTGACTGTTATTGGTATTAACAATATTAAAGTTTTGATTGTTTTCTGCACCCAAAATGGTTTCTTGTTGGACACATTCTCCTCTGCATTTAAAGTAAATATTATTTTGGACACTACAGATTTCAATATGATCTGCTAAATTATTCATATCACGAATGATTTTTTGTAAATCTACAGAAGGCATTGTAATAATTGTTTGGAAATCTACTGGAGGAATATTGTATTCAAGTGCATTAATATCTAACATAGCTAAACGATAAGTTGTACGAATATTTTTATCTGTATTTTCAATGCGAATGCCTAGGCGATTACGGTCTTCTTTTTCAACAAATAATGTTAATATGTCTCCATTACTAATGGTTTTAATCAACATGTGAAGTTTTAGAATATTAATGCCAACAAATAGTTTTTTTTCACAGAAATAGTTTTCAAAACGATCTGCATTAAGTTTTAGATGAACCATTACTACATGGGTTGTATCCATAGCTACAATTTTAAGTCCGGTTTCATCAAATTCAAGATTGACATCCATAAGGATTTCTTTTAATGCATCAATTACTTGTTTGAAGGTAGTAGCTTGGACGGTTTTAAGTTCAAGAAGATAGGGAGAGGACATGCTTCTTATGTTATTTGACAGCGATTCGTTCTTTAAATCATTTTTTCAATACTGGATTTACAGAAAGATTTTTATCAAGTAAAGAAGCAGATATAACAGGTACTTTTAATACGCCATTTTCGTCTTGGTAGCCGTTGTTTTTAAGTTGTTTAAGATGATTTTGCATTTGAGCATCAATATAATCATAGGTTTCACGACGAATGTCCCATTCAGTTTTAGGTTTTTCAATAGGTACTTCTAAATCTAAAAGTTTTGTAATAGTTGCCATAACATCAGAATTGCATTCTTGATAAGTCTTAACAATCAATTCCATTGAAGCTTCGGGTACATTTTGTGAAATAACAGTATAATCTGACATGATATCTATTGATAGAAGATATGTTTAAACGGAATATTTTTCCGCAACTTGATAAGCGATTTCTTCATAAGGATGTTCATATTTTACGTCAATATCTACAATTTGAGTATCTTGGATATTCTTAGGAGTTAATGTACTATAAGTTTCAATCATTATAAAATTATTTGGATGATAATAAATATATTCATCCACATCTGGATTAGAACGAATACGATAATCATTTATTCTTTTTCCAATAATTTTATAATTTTCTTCTTGTAATTTTTGTTGATAACGCATTTTATATTTTCGTTGATGAAGATGAACTTTTTCGTGAATCAATGTTTTTGTTATAGAATAATTTGATTCATTAAGTATAGATTGTGGTAAAAATATAATATCCATACGTGTATGTGGTAATCCGTTTTCATAATAGCCTTTTGTAAATGCAAGTTTCCAAGGGATTAGATTCATTTCTCCTAGTTTAATGTAGCTATCTGAATAATTATTAAAGAAATCGTTTGCTTGAGATATAGAATTCATCAAAATGGATTGTTTATCTAAAGGGATTGTAGTAACATCTTCACTGATTCGTTTAAGATAATCTTTATGATTATTGGCGTGTCTTGCATATAAATCAGCAGAAGACATATTTTTAACGTAATGATCTGTATCCTTTAGTAAAAAAGCTTTTACATAAGATATATCGAGAATTTGTATTATATCTTGATTGGTATATGTTTCTTTATAATATGATAAAACGAGTGTAATAAAAAATATTCCTCCAAAAAGAAATAGAAGCTTATGAGTCATATAATATTATCTTTATTTATACTAAGAACATAAAATGGAAGAAGCAAAACTTATGCAAAAATTTTTAGGAATGCTTGGTCAAATCAAAGTATTTCATTGGGCGACCATGAGCTACGCCAAACATAAAGCCTTAAATAAATTGCATGAATCTCTAAGTGATTTAGTCGATCGTTTTATGGAAGTTTATATTGGAAAACATAAATCTCAACCACTAAAATCCTTTAAGATTTCGATGGATGCTCAATCTGACAGTTCTAATTTAATGAAATATCTAGAAAGTGAACGTGAATCGTTACGCATGATGCACAGTCAATTAAAAAAAGAAACGGAACTTCAAAATATTTTAGATGAAATGATGGGAGCTTTTAGTCAAGCTATTTATTTATGCAACCTCAGTTAAACTCCATTTACCTTTAAGAGGATTAAATTGATAACGAGTTTCATATAGAAAATGAAGAATACCATGAATACCAATTGCAAGAGAAATCAATACAATAATTTCAACAATTTTTCCAATTTTCATTTTGTCAGCATTCATTGCAAAGAGAATGAGTGCGATTGCGAGAACAATACCACTAAAACCGAGGGCAAAGAATGATGGATACATTTATTCTATTCAAATAGAAGAAAAATGATTTATAAAAATCTATTTAAATCATAAGACCTAGAAAAATACCAATTAAAATATATTATTATATATTAAAAAATGGTTAAAAAAACATATGATGAAGTTAAAGAAATTTTTAAAGAAGAGGGTTGTGTATTATTAACTACAGAAAATAAATACAATGAAATGAGTAATATTTCTAGAAGTAAATTTGAATATATTGCAAAATGTGGACACCAAAATATAGTATTTTTAACTAATTTTATTTCAAAAAAATCAGGTTTAAATTGTAAAAATTGTATAAATAAAAATATAAAAGATAAACTCAAAAAGTATCCAAAAGAAAATAGTTTATATCAAGAAAATGAAATATATAATTATTTACAACAAAGTTTAGAAAATGATTTTGATATAATAAAAACAAATGAAGGGTGTCTTGCTGATTGTATTATTAGACCTAAATTTGAAAAAAGTGATAAATGGTTAATGATACAAATAAAATCAACACAATCAATATGTCATAATATATATACATTTTCAATAAATGATAAAATATATAGAGATTGTATTATAATATGTGTTTGTAATGATACAAAAGATATGTGGCTTTTTGATTGGATAGAAATTATCGGAAGAAAAAAATTAAATATTGGTATAACTAATAAATCAATTTATTATAAAAATAAACAAAAATCTATAGAATTATTAATAGAAAATTTATATATAAAATATTCAATTTATAAAAAATATTTTTTATCATATGCTTTACAACCAATATCATACTATCAACAACGTGAACAATATTTTAGAAAACATAGAGAATCTAATATAAATTATTTTGATTATAAATATCCACATGTAGAAGGATTAAAACATGATTTTAGTATAAATAATTATAAAATTCAAGAAAAAGTTTCACGTAAAAGAAAAGATAGAAATGGAATGTATATAGTCGATTTATATACTAATAATGGTAAGACTGATAATAATTCTAGAAAATTTCAATCATACTCTCAAGGTGATAATGATTATTATTGGATTTGGATAGAAGATAATAAAGATATATTTTATATTTTTCCTGAACACATACTTATAGAAAAAAATATTATTAATTGTAAAAATAATTTTAAACCAAGTTTAATTATAACAAAAAATAATTGGACGAAAGAATATGAATATTCTATAAAAGATAAGGCTAAATTATATATATTATTTGAAAATTAAAATAGTGTCCATTGCGGGGCTCGAACCCGCGACCTCTGCGTTATAAGCACAGTGCTCTAACCAACTGAGCTAAAAGGACACTATTAAATATAAAAATAAAATAGTTTAATATATACTATTACTATTTCTTTATATAATTTTTCTATATCTCAAAATCAAAATAAAGAGGTTTTGTACCATAAACATATTGAGCATCATCATGAACTAAACCAGGACGTTTTCCTTCATTAATAAGACGAATTACATTTTTTATAATTTCAGAAAAGCTTTCAGCATAATGAGGATGTTCTAACATTAAATGAATAGCTTCTAAAAGTTCTTTTTTATCATCATCATATACATGATTGAGCATAAATTGAAATAGATTTTTATAAGAATCTTTGATTCTTTCATGCATTTGTTGAATTTGTGTATGATAATTTTGAATTATTTTTTGAAATTCTTCTTGTTCTTCTTTATATTGTTTTTCTAAATCTGTATAAAAGTTTGTACATATTTTATTAAAATTGTCTTCTGTTAAATGAGGTACATTGTTTAAAGGGTTTTTTAATGGTATAAAACGTTTTTTACGAACATATATTATATCATTAGATTCTTCCATAATTTTTATAATCATCAATTTATTTTTTTAAGTCATATAAAAATTGATTTGTAAAAGCTTTTATAAATAGCTAAAAATGTCATTATCAGCAGTGCTATTATCAGGATTTTTTATAACTCAGTATTTATCTGGATTACTATTTTTACCGATGTCATTTGATTGGAGAAATATTAATGGAGTAAATTATCTATCTCCACTTCGTAATCAACATCAAATAGTAGAAAATCATACTCTATGTGGTATTTGCTGGGCAATGGCAACTACTTCAACAATTGCAGATCGAATGAATATTTATATGGGGTATTCATCAAATCTAAAAAATTATTTATCCGTACAAAGCATTTTGGATTGTATTCCTTATACAGACAGTTGTGAAGGAGGGAATGAAATTGATGTTTATAAATATATTATGGAATATGGAGTACCCCATGAAACATGTAATGTATATAGAGGATATCCACAACAATGTATTCGTGATATGGAATGCTATCGTTGTAATTATCATGGAAAGTGTCATTCCATTCAATCATATGAGAAATTATATATAAAAGGCTATGGTAAATTGATAAATGCATCTGTTTATGATATTAAACGTGAAATTTATCAAAATGGTCCAATTACATGTGCAATCAAAGCAACAAAAGGTCTTGAAGAGTATACATCAGGAATTTATAAAGAATATAATACAAAAATAGATCCTAATTCTAATCATGTAGTAAGTATTATTGGTTGGGGGTATGAAAATGATACAGAATATTATATTGTAAGAAATTCTTGGGGATATCCCTATGGTGAAGATGGTTTCTTTCGAATTGTTACAGGAAATTATAGAAATGGTACAGGAAAATATTGGAATCTAGGTATTGAACAAGATTGTTCGTATCCACTTATGGGAGAATGGCGTCGTTCTTAAAGTTTCAAAACGATTTAAAAAATACATACTTTAATAGATTAAGCCTCCTTAACTCAGTTGGTAGAGTGTAGGACTTTTACATATGTGTATGCCATATATGAGGAAATCCTAAGGCCGTGGGTTCGAGCCCCACAGGAGGCGGGGGAAATGGTGGTTGCGTAGTGTAATGGTAACACAACTGTCTCCAAAACAGTCAATATAGGTTCGATTCCTGTCGTGACCAACATTATAGAGAATTTATTTTTATTTGTTTATAAGCGCTTGTAGCTTAATTGGATGAAGCGTATCACTTCTAATGATAAGATTGTGGGTTCGAGTCCCACCAGGCGTACAAAAACTTAACCCAATAAAGAACATTTTGAACCAAAATTTGTCACAAAAAAACTATCAATAAAATCAATCCATGTAAGAACATCTGTTATAGCTATATTAGAACATACATTTTGGGCGATTTCTTGATAAAACTTTAAACATTCTTGGCGATATAAATTATAACCTTCATTTTCTAGTTTTCTATAATGAATTAATGTAGATGTTCGAAGACACCAAAAATAGATATGAATACAGTAGTACAGTATAAAAATTTCAGGTAATTCTTCGTTTAAAATTGTTTGAAACTGTTTAAAATAGCCAAAATTGACTTCTGTAAAAATTTGAAAGAAATCTTTCATCGTATGAGAAAGATAAACCTCATTAAAAATATCTTTTTGTTTTAAATAATGAATTAATTTATAAACGTATTCTTTTTTTTCGGGATGATTAATTATCAAATGATCTAAGTCATAAATAGAAATCATTTCATTATCACAACATTCTAATAAAATATCTTGAAGAGTTAAATGTAAAAAACCCATAAAATAATCATGAAACCAATAGAGTTCCATTAATAAATGCTCTTCAAACATTGGAGCGTAAACTATTTCTGTTAAATCATTTTTGAATTGAACTTGTTTCATAAATTCCTAGCATATCTATCTTAATATGGATTTTATAAATACATACCTTGAGGAAGGTCTTGTTTATTTATTTGAATATATTTTTGGATAAAGTCATATGTTACTATAAATGGAAATGTGAGTGTTTCATCTTTTGGTAAATAGCGATATATATTAATCCAACTTACAATACATTCAATTCCTCGTTTAAGATTACGTACACCTTCTTCATTTGGAATCATTTCCATAATTTGATAAATAATCTCTTTTGGAAATTCAATTTCATGAGGTTTAAATCCATAGTTTTGAATGACTTTAGGAATAAGATAATCTTTAGCAATAATATATTTTTCATATTTTTGATAACCTTTTACATTAATAGTAATCAAACGGTCTTTTAGAATAGGATTAATAAGAGATTCATCATTATAACTAAATACAATCAATGCACGGGAGAGATCTAAATCAATTTCTCCAAAGTACCTATCATTAAATTTTTCATTTTGCGAAGTATCTGTAAGATGTGTTAGAATTCCAATTATTTCTTCTCCTTTTTTTGTATTTGAAATTTTATCTAGTTCATCAAAGAATATAATAGGGTTCATACATTGTGTACGAATTAACATTTCTGAAATTTTACCATAAGATGAACCTTCATATGTAAAGGAATGACCTTCTAAGAAAGATCCATCACTTGCCCCCCCAAGGGCGACAAATGCAAAGGGTATAGAGAGTGCTTTTGAGATACCATCTTTTATAAATGAAGTTTTTCCAATACCAGGTGGACCAACGATACCAATACAATGTCCATTTGCTTTTGGATTTGAAATCCATTGTGCTATGATGCGAAGAAATTGACTTTTAGCATCTAAATGACCATATACTGTATCATCTAGAACAGTTTTTATATGGTTAATAAAATTACAGATAGATGTTCGTTCACTTTGATAATTTACAGGAAGTGTACAATATTTTTGAATAGGTAATTGACAAACATTATTAAGCCAATTACGAAGTTTGAAATATTCACCATGATATTCATTCATTTTTTGAAACTGTTCCAATTTATTTAGAATAATGAATTTACTAGAATCATCTAAACAAGATGTTAGAATCTTAAATCTAAGAGGGATAGATTCTTTTGTAATAATTTGTTTCATATGTATTTCAATATCTATTAATTTTTTTTGTTCTATTTGATCCAATTTTTTAAGATAGTCTTTTTCTTCTTTATTGTAGCTAATTTTATGATTTTCTATAGGCGCTATTTGTTTTTTATCTTGATTATTATTACCATATAAAGGTACAAGTAAGATAGATGTAGATGTACGATAATTTCGACCCAATTCAGTAAAATTAATTATTTCATCTTCTGTTTCATCTTCTGTTTCATATTCTTCACTCATTTCAGGGTCATAATCTGGATCTTCTTCGTCACTTAGTTCATCTTCTTCATCAGGAGGAGGATCGTTATATGAATGTTTAGTAATACTTCTTATTCGTAAGTTATAAGCCATATATTACTTACTATATTTATAAAAATCAATTTTTCTAACTTTAAAAAAATGAAAAACTATAGACATATTTGAAATAGATTTAAAAATCTCGCACTTTAACAGAATAAGGTAATATAATGTCTATTCACAAAGAATTATGTTATGACCAGAAAATTGAAAGAGTCAAAGGAATTCAATTTAGTGTCTTGAATCCAGATGAGATTGTGCGGGGTTCTGTTGTAGAAGTAACAAAAACAGATACGTATACTGGAAATGACCCAGTGCCAGGAGGTCTATTTGATCCTCGTATGGGTGTACTTGAACATAATGCCTTTTGTCGTACGTGTGAACAAAAAAAAATTTTCTGTCCTGGGCATTTTGGTCACATTAAATTAGCGAGACCTGTTTTTCATCCTATGTTTTATGAAATCACACGTAAACTATTGAAATGTGTGTGTTACCGTTGTTCTCGTATGTTAATTTCATCAACTCAGGCAACGGAAGATCTAAGAGAAACTATGAGAAAAATTTTACAAATAAAAAATCATCAAAAACGTTGGGAACAAATTTTCAAACTTTGTAACAATAATACAAAAATTAAACGTTGTGGTGATGATGGCGCTCCTGGATGTGGAGCGAGACAGCCATCTCGATATATAAAAGAAGGAACATTAAAGATTATGGCAGAATGGAAAGAACCGAATGTAGAAACAATTAAGAAAGAATTTACAGCAGAAGATGTACTTACTATTTTTCAGCGTATTACTGAAGAAGATATGGAGATATTAGGTTTCAGTGTTAAGTTTAATCGTCCAGAATGGATGATTTGTACGGTACTGCCTGTGCCGCCGCCTCCGGTTCGTCCTTCAATTATTGAGGAGAATGGTCAGCGTCGTGAAGATGACCTAACACATAAACTATGTGATATTATTAAAACCAATAATCAACTGAAAACACGTATTGAAAAACCAAATGCAAATGAAGAACATCTTGCGGTTATTACAGGAGCGTTACAATATCATATTGCTACACTAATTGATAATCAAATTCCTGGTATTCCTCCAGCCCAACAAAGAAATGGTCGCAAACTAAAATCGGTTGCAGATCGTCTCAAGAAGAAAGAAGGTCGTATCCGTGGTAATTTGAATGGTAAGCGTGTGGATCAATCAGCACGTTCTGTGATTACACCAGATCCTTACATTAGTCTGGATCAATTGGGTGTACCCATGAAGATTGCAATGAATCTAACGTTCCGTGAGACAATCAATAAATATAATATGGAAGAAATGAAGAAATTAGTACGAAATGGTCCAGATATGTGGCCAGGGGCGAAGGAAGTATGTAAACGTGAAGATGGTAAAACTTATACTCTAAAATATGGTAATCGTGATAAGATTGCTGAAGATCTAGTCGAAGGAGATATTGTAAATCGTCATCTTCGAGATGATGATTATGTTCTCTTTAATCGTCAACCATCTCTTCATAAAATGTCAATGATGTGTCATCGTGTCAAAGTGATGCCATACCAGACATTCCGTTTGAATGTATTAGTATGTTCGCCATATAATGCTGATTTTGACGGGGATGAGATGAATTTACATATGCCTCAAAGCATTCAAACGATGTCTGAATTGAAGGACTTTGCCAATGTACCTTATCATATCATTGGTCCAAAAGATGGAAAACCTGTCATTGAAGTGATTCAAGATACCATGTTGGGTTCTTTTCGTCTCACAAAAGAGCATGTCCGTATTAATGATAAGACCTTTGCCAATCTACAAATGGTAAATTCTTACTTTGATGGTGTACTACCGAAAAAAACAGATGATAAAAATCATCAATATTCTGGACTCCAAGCCTCTTCTCAAATTCTACCTCCTGGATTTCATTTAGAATTAAAAAACAAACTCAAAGATAAAGTAAAGATTGTAAATGGTGTTCATCAATCAGGTATTCTTGATAAGTCTATTTATCATGGTATGTCAACAGGTATCCTTCCTGTGATTTATCATGATTATAGTCCATTTGAAGTACGTCGTTATCTAGATAATCTTCAACGACTTATTTGCCGTTGGCTACTAACATCTGGATTTAGTGTTGGTATTAGTGATCTTGTGGTAGACGTTACAACAAAAGACAAAATCAAAAACATTATTACATTAATGAAAACCAAAGCCTATGAAGAAATCGGTAAAGTTCGTCAAGGTCAATTGGAGAATAATTCCATTCAAAATAACCAAGACTATTTTGAACAACAAATGATCGGTATTCTAAATGGTGCAACTAGTGAAATTGAAAAGAATGGTCTTGAATCTGTTCACCATTCGTTTAATCGTATGATGAATATGGTTCAATCTGGATCAAAGGGTAAGCCAACCAATGTTGCTCAAATGATTGCTTGCGTCGGTCAACAAAATGTAGATGGTAAGCGTGTTGCCTATGGTTTTACAGATCGTACCCTACCTCATTATTGTAAATACGATGATGGTCCAGAAGCACGAGGTTTTGTTGGAAATTCATTCATCAGTGGTCTAACACCTCAAGAAATGTTCTTCCACGCTATGGGTGGTCGTGAAGGATTGATCGATACAGCGGTCAAAACCTCGGAAACAGGTTATCTACAACGTAAGCTTGTTAAGGCGATGGAAGACAATAAAGTTTACTATGATCAAACAGTTCGTACTGCAAATGAAGGAATTGTTCAATTTCTTTATGGTGAAGATGGTATGGAAGGTACAAAGATTGAAGCGCAAAATCTAAACTATATTGATATGGATCTATTGGATATTGACAAAGAACACCGTATGTATTTTGAAGAAACACTTAAAATGTATCTCACAGAAAAAGTGTTTACAGATACGATGAAGAGCTCTAATATTCGCAAACGTTGTGAAGAACATTTTCAGAAACTCCTAGAAGACCGTCTCTTCTTGATTGAAAAAGTTTTCAAAAATCAAAAGATAGACCGTATTACCTATCCAATTCCATTTGAACGTATTATTAAGAATGCGGTTCATCGTATGAAAGATATGGGTTTGGATAATCTTCCTTCCAATCTTTCTCCAGAATACATTTTGAATGAGATGGAAAAGCTTATTTCAGGAAAGGTATGTCTCAAGGTGACGAGTGAAAATCAAGGTATGAAATTTCTATATATTCTATTACGAATGCATCTATCACCAAAACCAATGATATATAAATATCATATGCAAAAAGAAACATTTGATTGGATTGTAACAGAGATCCGTCGTTATTTCAAAGAAGCAATTGCGCCTGCGGGTGAGATGGTTGGTATCATTGCCGCCCAATCTCTTGGTGAGCCCGCCACGCAGCTAACTCTAGACTCTTTCCACGTATCTGGTACAGCAGCAGCCGTAAAAGCAACATCTGGTGTACCCCGTCTTAAGGAACTGCTCAGTGTCAGTAAAAATATTAAGACACCTACACTACAAATTTATCTAAAACCAGATATTAGTCATACGGTGAATCCAACAGAAGATCAACAAGGAGATATTAATGATCCTCGTGTTTATGAAGCAAAAGAACGTACATTGAAAGTACTCAAACAATTGGAAATTACAAAACTTATCAACCTATTAGATACGACTGAAATTTTCTGGGATCCACCTGGTCAAAAAGGTATCCAAACCAATATTGAAAATGATAATAAATACCTTGCTATTTATCGTGAATTTACAAAATTAGATTCTTCACGATGCCATTCAACATCTCCCTGGGTACTTCGTATGGTTCTTGATAAAACACGTGTTTATCGTGCGAACCTAACCATGCTTGATATTTATATGAAAATATATCAAGCATATGGAAATACCATTGAATGTCTTTTCTCAGATGATAATGATGAAGAATTAATCTTCCAAATGCGTATCAATGAAAATGCATTGAAAGATATCGATCCAGAAGATATGGTTGCTGCTCTAAAGGCCATTGAATATAATATTGTTCGTACCATTTTACTAAAAGGTGTAACAAAGATTAATAAAGTATCCATGCGTGTATATAACCATATTGATTATAATAAAGATAAGCAACAATTTGATAAAATTAATGAATGGATTCTAGATACAGATGGTAGCAATCTTATTGAAATTATGGCAAATCCAAATGTTGATCCTTACCATACCTTTACAAATGATATTCATGAAATCTTTAATGTACTCGGCATTGAAGCTGCGCGAAATGCACTCGCTAATGAAATTATGGAAGTTATTAAGGAAAGTTCTGTTAATTATCGCCATCTATCTCTACTAATGGATACGATGACATGTAAGGGAGCATTAATGTCAGTTGACCGTCATGGTATTAATCGTGGAGATGTAGGTCCTTTAGCTAAATCTTCTTTTGAAGAAACAACCGATATGCTAATTAAATCAAGTATCTTTAGTGAATTTGATCGCATTAATGGCGTATCTGCAAATATTATGTTGGGACAATTGCCACCTTGTGGTACAGGTGATAGTGAAATTCTATTAGATGAACAAGACTATATTTCATTGGTCAAAGATCGTATTAATTATATTCCAAGTGCTGGAGCAGAAATTATAGATGCTTGTGATATGGAAGCTCTAAAATTTAATCTACCCAATGTGCAAACTCAACAAAAGACAAAAATGTCTGAACTCCCAGAAGTCACCTTTGTATAAACAATAAACCATGTTTCTATCTTTTTTATTTAGTTAAATATATATGTATATTGAACAATTTAAAGGTATAAGAATGGGAGGTGTAAGTTTAAATAGTGAAAATCCATTAAGAACATCTATTTTATATGGACTTTTGATTGGTATAGTAATGGGACTGTTTTTTAATAAAAAACAAAATAATGTAGACATAATAATGACCGTAGTAAAATATAGTATTATATTTGGAATATTTATTTATATTTTACTTATATTTACACGTAAAATTATTTTACAAATCAAATCCTAATTTTTGCAATAAGTTGAAGCCATTCTTCAGGTGCTTCATTCATTTGACGATAATAATATTTATTTTCTTTTTGAATGATCCCATATTCATAATGAGTTTTATCTTTTGAAAGTTCTTTATATAAAATCAATAATGGACGATATTTTGAATCGATTCCATCATAATTTTGAATATATTTACAAGAAGATACTAAATCATCCCCTTTCTTTTCAGCACTTTTGCCTTTGATGACAATAAGAAGATTAATTCTTAATAATTGACTAATGTTATAAAGATCAATATCTTGAATCCATAACTTATCTGGATGATTTTGTAAAACGGTCATCCATATTTGTTGGAGTTCTGATGTTGATTTTGTTTGAATTCCTTCGATAAATTCATTTAGATTTCTATATTTTCGTTTTAAAACAGTTCCCCAAGCATTACGCATTGCAGGATCTTCAAATATCATAGTGAAGTGATTAGATTCTTCTAATAGAGAATAGATTTGTTTATTGGTATATATTTGTAAATCATCTTGACTAAATGATAAGTATTGTTCATGTGCTAACCAATTAAATAATTCAAAGAGAGAAGAACGATGATATTCTTTTAATATTAAGATTTTATACTCTGTCCAAATATTGCTTCGCCATTTTGTTGGTAAAGATTCAATATAGCAAAGTGAATCTATCAACATTTTGGGTAATTGAGTCGATTCAAGCAAAGATATGGGTGTGAGTGTTTCTTGTGTGGGTTTTGGTATAATATTTTGACGATATTTTAAATTTGCATTTTTTACTACAGAGATATCTTTATCTTCAATTGTTTTTTGTGTAAAAATCCATTCGGTTGCTGTTTGGTGTAATTCACTTGGTTGTTTTAAATAAGGTTTATCCAATAATAATTCATCATATTGTTTTTGTAAAAGAACTTTATCTTCTAATGGAAGTTCTTCTAAGATGACACGAACACGACTTGGTTGTTGTAAATGTTTAAACAGTTCATAAAGATATTCTAAACGCTTTGCTCGAGTTTTATCCATCCAAGGTAACACCATAACATCATATTCTTTTAATAGTTTTGTTAATATATATTTTTTAGTTTGATACCATTTTTTACGATCATATTCTATTTCTTCGATTGAAAGTTGGAAATCACTTTCAACCACAAGAGGCACTTTAGGTAAATCTTTATAAATCACTTTTGGAATAACCAAAAGCGTTTCAAGACGATGTTCTGTTTGAGAACGAATCGTTCCAATTTGAAGTCCAAGGCCGAGCTGTTTAATCTTTGATTCAAAAAGGCGATATTCTTCCGTCCAAACACGAATATCGTAAGTTTTTTGTTGAATATCTTCCCAATAGATAATTTGTTTAATTGGTAGAAGTTGTTTAAAATACAATAAATTTGAAATTGCTAAAGATTTTGGTAAATCAATCCAAATATTTCCTACAGTCATAAGGGCAATAATACGATGGTTATAATCTAAAACAACTTTAGATGGAAGAAACGCTTTTTGTTGAATAAATAAGATATTTTGAATCCATACATATAAAGCATACAAATTTTGTAGAATTTCATCAGAGCCATCATTAAATGTAGAGCATTGTTGTAAAAAGGTTTCTATTTTTTTATATTTAGTGAAAGCGATTCGTTGAGTAATATTTTTGGATGGATCTACGATAACTAAAGGTTCATATTCATTATCTTGTCGCAATAAGAGTAAGAAAGGAAGAACTTTTGAAGTTCCCATAAACCATTGCTTCATCTTATAAGCATAAGGGCATTGAATTGTGGCTAAACTTTGATGGTCGCGATTCCATACAACTAATAAAATACCTAAATGATGTAATAAATCATAAAACAATTGTGGATTTTTCTCATCGTCTTGTTTTAAGTATTCGAAGAAGTTTTGATAAGATTGATGGATTAATAATTGCCGAGCAATTTGATAACGGATAGAAATGGGAAGTATATCTATTTTTTTATTTAATAACATGTCCCAGCCATCCAATTCAAATAATTTTGTATAAGTTGAATGTTTTTTGAGCCATTGAGCAAGTTGTTTACAAGCACCTGGATTTTGTTCAGGAAGAATAGGTTTATCAGATACAAATGTTTGATAAACTAAACCATTTTCAAGGGTTAAATATGTGAGTGGATCTAGATGTTTTTGAATATGTTGAATCAATGCTTCTTTCTTTTCAAGACCCATGAGATAAGCAATACTTTCCATAAATGTGTCTTTGCTTGTAGCTATACCTCGACGTAATAAACATTCTTGAGATTTAACTGTATTACGACAGAGTTGATAAGGAACATTTGGATAAATAAATTCATGTAAAGATTGTGGTATGGTTCCTAAACGAGCTTCTGGAATTTTTTTTATACGATCAATAATATACGTATCATCTTCGAGTTCTTTAAATTGTTTAGCACTAGTTTCTTTAACTTTAAATTTTTTAGTTTTTGCCTCTTTTTTTAGGACAGGTTCTTTGAGTGGAAGTTTGAAGCAACAAGGTAGTTGAACGTTGTTATATCCGCGTTCTTTTAAGAAACCAACATAATGTGGGCGATTAATATCGTGATACCAAGTCGTATGTTCATATAACAACATAGGTTTTTCATCTTCCAATGGACATGTACCGTTACGTTTTTCATATTGTTCAGCAGATAAAGGAACTTGAGATTTTGGACACCATACACGAGGACATATATATATATTTTTATGTGCTGGGTCACTTCCGTGTTCAATAAAGTTATCATAACCGTCTTTATATGGAGAAGCATCAATTAATTCCTTATGTTCTTTTGTTATACCGATCGGTTGACGTAAATCAGCAACTTGACACTTACGAGCATAATTCTCGGTCAATGCGAAAATATTTGGATCAAGTTGTTTGAGATGGGTATTAAAATAACGATGATATTCTTTACCAACAGCGCCGCCAAAAGAAAGTTCACTACTTGGCAAAGAAAGTGTAGAACCTTCTTCTAAAGGAGGCAAAGGAATGATTGGTTTATCTTCTTCCTCTTCATCTTCGATTTCAACAGGTGCTTTAGAAGCTATAGGTGCTTTTATTTGTTTTAAAGCTTTTTCACTTTGTTCCCAATGCATTAAGGTAGCTCGTGTCCAGAATAAAGCATTCGTTATTTCTGTAAAAGAAGCTGCATTATCAATTTGTATTTGAATACCCAAAGGCACAATTGATAAATGCATGATAAGACCTAAGTTTTGAATATCTCTTTTTTTACGTTCTGCAAGTGCAGGTTGATCGATTTCTTGTTGTATTTCTTCAAAATAATCTCGAACTTCTGCTTCATCAATACCGTATGCTTGTAAATCTAAAAGGATATCTAGAATAGGAATATCCAATGAGAGTTTGCTTTTAATATATTCACGAATATTTTTAGTTTGACCATATCGTTCAATTCGTTTAAATTGAACATCTAATATATTTTTTTGAATACGATTCTTAGTAGGAACTTTATAGATGGGTAATAATGAAGACATATATTTGGATATAGATTTTAGATTAGTATTTTGAATCAATATGGATGTACGTAGAGAAAGAATATCAATTTCTAATGAAATTGAAGAAATATGTAAATAATGTTGAAGATAGGATATAATCTTATGTATATGTTGTTCTAGTCGTTCATAAGTAATATTTTCTGAAAAATCAAGTTTGTAAGTAATATAAAGTTGATATTGAGCGTCAATTCGTATTTCAGCATATAAATGAGACTTTTCTTTAAGGAATGCATAGAACACCAATTGAGAAAGACCATTGATATTTGCAACATTAATCCATTGATCGAATAAGTCCATTGGGATTGTATGTTGTTTATGAACCTTATAGTAAATATGATTGATATCATCTAGAAATTGAATAAATTGAATAGTTGCATTTGCTTTCAATAAATGAAACGTTTGTTTTAGAGATAAATAAGTTGATAGTGTTGCTTTAAAAGATGCACGGTTATAAATACATTGACTATGTTGAGTAATATCTTTATGTTTACTTTCAGATTGATACCATAATTTATTAAGCAAAGATTGTTCGTTAAGATATCCTTTAATTGTATTAGGGGTTAAAGAGAGTGTATCTTTTTCACTTGGAAAATAGTAAGACATTGAAACGGGATCTAAATTTAAATCTTCAAAAAATATGATATTTAAATGTGTATATTTTAAAATTTGCTCTCCTAAAAATTCAATGGAAGCGTTTTGTTGAGGATTCGATTCAATCATGAATGGGTTTGGATGATATCCAGTTTCTGGTTGAATAACGTTAAATCGTAAAGATTGAATCGTCCACACATATGGAACACGTTTTGTTGTTTTGCGATCTAAGAAGATACAAATTTTATGAAGGACCGTTAAAAGTGAATCATCTATAAACAAAGCTTGGTATACAAAATGAGGTTGTTGAACAGATTTAAATTGATTGAGTTGTTGAGGGGTAAAGAAATCTTGGAGGATAGAGTCATCGTACGATTTATTTTGTTCGAACAATTGAAGTTGTTCTTTAATCTCTGTTGATAAGGATGAATTTAGAAAGAAATGATCCACTGAATGGTTAGCATCGTTCCATTGTGTGATTTGAATAATAGATGGATCTTTTGGATACATTTTATGACATTTTTCCATATGGGGAAGCTTCTAAACAGAGTATATAAAAATATACGTCTCTATTAGAATGCAACAAGGTGGTAAAAAAAAGAT